ATGAACTGGCAGAAGAAATACCGCTGGACCCGCACATGGGGAGACGAGACCGGATTAGACGGGAAGCCTCACGAGGATTATGTCGGATGGGATGGGGATGTACAGATCGGCCGTATATACCTCGACCAGCAGACCTTGAAGGCCACGCAATGGCACTGGGCAATTCAATATCCGAAGGGCGGCAAGCCCTGGCAGCCGAACAGCGGCTGGGAACAGACAGCATCTGAAGCCGCCAAGATGGTGGAGGAATGCTGGGACAAACAGAATGCGCGGCTGAGAGGATAGATCGTTGAAGAAGGTGGGGATGATGATCGCGGTGGTTGCTGCACTGGCAGGACCGGCGGAGGCGATCGAGATCTGCTCCGGCGGGAACCGGGCAGCACGGGGCGTGACGTGTCTGGTTGACGCTGACACCGGCTGGGAGCGCGGCGTGAAGTGGCGCCTGCTGGACATCGACGCTCCGGAAATTTCCCGGCCGGAGTGTCGGCAGGAGATCGAGATTGGGAACGAGGCTACCCGGCGCCTGCAACGGCTTATGGCAGACGGTTACCGGATCGCGGACAGCGGTGGAAAGGATCGGACTTCCGATCGCCGTGCGCTTGTGCGGGTGATTCTGCCCGACGGGAGGGACGCCGGACAGATACTGATCGAGGAAGGGCTTGCCCAGCCATGGCCGAACAAGGGCAATAGGTGGTGCGGTCGCTAGCGGTCTCGCCTAATCTCGCGCTGGATCCGCAATTCTTCCCGAACCCGATCCATCTCCGCCGTCAGATACCGAACATGCTCCGACATTTGCTCGCAAGCCTTTGTCAGCGCGCGGGTAGCCTCGGTGTGCCCGTCGAGCGCCGTCGTCGCCTTGTTGAGTGCGGTCGGATCAACAATGACCGCAGCGACCTGGGCGGCACTGGTGGTCGCTGGAGCCGACTTCTGCCCTTGCAGGAGGCCGAGGTGTCGCACGCCGAAAATGATGCCCAGCACCGCCCCGAATGTCATGAGCGCCGGCAACGGCAGGTTAGCCAGTTGTTCCATTCCTAATTTCCCCCTGATCGTGCGCGGCGCGGTGGATGTTGACGAGCTCGCCAACCGCAAAGAGCGGATAGATGGCGAGCCACGTGCTCACGACATCAGAGGATGCGAAGCCATATGAAATTCCGGACCAGATAAGGCAGCCGATACCTGCCGAAAACTGACGGATTTGGGGGGTTACGTTCCTTCGAGCGCCATTGACCACCAATCCGATAATCCTGAGGCAGCCGATCACAAGCATCAACCAGCCCATCATGTCCTCAGAGGGAACTAGATCCCGGAAGGCCATGAAAGCGGGCTGATTGAAGGTCTGTGATGGCAACAGCAGGACATAACCGACGAGGATCATATGGCCGGCATAGAACCACTCCATCATGCGGGGGCCGAAACGATGGGTGATCCGAATCCATATCCCCGGCCCGGTGTATCCGTCGGACATAGGTTCAGCCTCCGCTGTTCATGTGCCTCATGGCAATATCCGGAGCCTTGCTCAGGATGATGTCCCGCAGCGCGTCCGTATGGACATCGAGCCGCGCCAGCGCATCCGGGTTCTTCTCCTCTACGTAGCGCACCGCTTCAGCCAGCACTGCGCCTCCGATCGCCCCGCCGGCAGGCATACCCACCTTCGTGAGCGCATACTTCAGGGCATTGGCAGCCGACTGATGCAGAGCCTCTCGCAGCTGCGCCTCGATCGCCAGCCGCTGTTTCTCATCGCTGATCTTCATCAGTGCCAGTAGTCGTGCGGCCAGCCAGGTGACCAATACCGGTCCGACTGTGGAAACAAGTAGCACGACGACCGGCTGTAGGATGGTCCAGACGTCATACCAGATGGAAGACGTGGCGATCATGGGTTCTGCATCCGCCACCTGACCGAGGGCTGGCAGTGCGATGAAGGCAAGCGCGGAGGCAATGATGGCAAAAGCCACCCAGCTGAATGTATGGCGCATGGGATCAGTCCTTTGCAACGGCCCGAGCATCCCTCGTGGCCTTGATGAAATTTGCGTAGGCGTTGGCGACGATCAGCGGCAGATCTTCTGCCTTAATCCCCTCGGGGCTGTCGCAGATGGCAGACAGCGAGGCGTAGGCCGCTTCGACCCTTGTGACGGTGCGCTCTGGCCACTCGCCGGCCGTCGAGGCGATGACGAAGGCCGCATAGGTGGTGTCGGCCACGCGGCAGGTGGCTGGGACGCTGTTATCGAGCGCCCCTTCCAGTGAGGTGCAGGCGGACAGCGCGACGGCCGCCGCGGCCAGGATGGCAGTGCGTTTCATAGGTTCGGTTCCTTGTGGTGGAGGTGGAGAGAGAGAGTCGGCGATCAGAGCAGCCGGGAAAGCTCATCCTTGCGCACGTCGAACGACGGGCATGCTTTCGCGGCATATTCGTTGTGGCCGCTGATCTTCGCGATCTGGAATTTCTTTGCCAGCTGCGCCGTCAGCCAGAGCATCGAGGCACGCTGCGGGCCGGTGCGGGTATCCTTGGCCGTCTTGCCATCCGCAGAGACGCCGCCGACGTAACTGCAGCCGATCGTGCCGGTGTTGTGGCCGGAGACGTGGGCGCCCACCTGGCCGACCGGGCGCCCGGGCATGATCCGACCGTCGCGGTAGACGATATAGTGGTATCCGATATCGCTCCAGCCGCGTTGCTTATGCCAGGCGCGGATGTCGTTGACGGTGAAGTCCCTGCCCTCTGGTGTGGCCGTGCAGTGCCAGATGATCTCATTGATCGGCCTGGCAGTGTCGAGCAGGCGCAGTGAAGAGACGTTCGGCGGTGGAGTAGCGCGTCCATAGGTCTCCTGTGAAGGGACCGGTTGCGCCATCGCACTCTTGTCCGGCTCCGGCCGCCGTGGCTTGGCCGGGGTCTCCGCCTGCTTCAGCGCCGCCATCGTCTGTGGCCCAGCAATTCCGTCAACGACGAGGCCAACGGCCTCCTGGAACGCCTTCACGGCTGCGATAGTCTTTGGACCCCGGACGCCATCGGCGGGGCCGGCCTGATAGCCAAGCGCAGTTAAGCGCCGCTGCAGATCCTGCACGGACATGGTCTTCTCCTGATTTCGGATGGTCAGTCTTCGGCTATGCTCAGCCGATGGAGTGCGAACCCGGCAGAGGCTTTTCAGCTCTTGCCGATGGTTAATGATGTTCTACGTAAGCCGCTGTTTGAGACGGAGCGGGTACAAGCTGATGGATGACCTGGATGCGCCAGATGATGAAGTGTGGCTTCTGGACGAGGCAAGAACTTCCCAACAGGTTGCCGCCCTCAGTGAGATAGCCCGCAAGCTTCGGGAGCTATCAGACTTTCTCGATATCCTAGCGACAACCCCGCTCAACCCGCGAAATCCGTTCCCGCAGTGATGCGGTGCACGAGCTGCGAAGATACCGGCTGGGTTTGCGAAACCCACCCAAGCAAGCCGTGGAACGGCCCGAAGGCCTGCGGCTGCGGTGCTGCCGGCATGCCCTGCAGTATCTGCAACGGCGATGGCCACGTTTCGCGGGTGCTGAAGTCAGTGTTGGCGGCTAAGGGGAAGAGGGTTCAGTGATAGCCGAGACTCTCACTCTGAGCCGAGGAATTTGACCGTCAGCCTGTTCATCAGCGAGCTGTCCTCGACAGGGATGGTGACCGTTCCGCCAGTTGACTGGAACAGTCCCAGATAGACCTTGTCGCCCGGCCCCATAGCCATCACGGCGCTACCGCTGACGATTGGCTTGAAATTGGCATTGGCCGACAGAACTTGCCCGAGAGATTGGAGGTATGCGCCCGTCTCATCGAGCAGCGAAAGGGAGGCGTGCTGGGCATAGGAGCAACCGCGACCCGAGAATTCCCAGACGCCAAAGCGATCCGCCACGAAAGCTCCGTCAGCATTGAACAGGGACTTCTTCCCGTTCTCCGCCTTCATCTTGACTTTGACGAAGCAGCTGGTCGGCAAGGTCAACCCCGTTCGGGCCGCTCCGGTGACATAGATGTTCTCGAATGGCTCCGGCTCCCGGTGGAACACTCCCGGAAGCTTCATGATCTCGCGGGCATACTCTAGGCCAGCACGGACGTATGAAGGACCGCAGAAATGCAGGTCAGAGGCGAGCGGGAATGTTGAGATGTCAGCTATCCCGATGCGGGGGTCTGCATCAGCGATATTCCGTAAGACGCCATTGATAGGCGTGTTTTGAACAATCGTCTCCCCAAGGACGATGGGTGTTTCGGCGTCAATATAGCCGTCTGTCGTCATCTTGCTGAGAAGATGGGCCCATGCGGAAGCGTAACCATGAGGAGCGAGGTTGTCGGCCTCCCCTTGATGCCAGAGGAAGGCGTCAACCTTGCTCACGCCAGCTGCAGCAAGGATGCTCGCCATTCGGGCGTACATTGATCCCGCCACGCCCGCGCTGTTCATCCACCAAGAGATCGACTTCCCTTCGAAGGCGACGAGGATCAGGTTGATGTCCTCATCGAACTCCTCAGAGAGGTAACGGCAGCAATGGACCATCATGTTATTGCCGCCAAAGAACGGCAGGTCAGACGCGCTGGCCGGGGAGACGAAGGCTGTCCCGAGACCGCTGGTAGCGTCTGTGTTCGTAGTGTTGTTCCATGCCTTCACGGATGAAGGGATGCCCCACACGCCGCCGGGCGTCATGCCGACAGCGTTAGATTGCCCCATTGCCAAGATGGTTTTCGCCACGGGCTTTCCTTTTTCAGAGGAGAGAAGAGATTTTGGCGCAGCGACCGTAAGACCGGCGGCGGCCGAATATTTCAGGAACTGACGTCTTTCCATCTCGCTTCCTCTGGCAGAAGCGAGGGATATTTACAGTTTTGCCCGGAGATGCAACCAGCGCACCCCCGATACAATCATCCCGGCCAGTGCTTATCCTGCGCAAAATCAGCTGGGATGGGCGACATCTCCTTCAAGGCGCGGGCAGCGAAGATGTGGGCCGTTTCATGGCGAACCGCAGCTTGGCCGAAGGCGAAACAGGTCTGAGCGTCCATCGGTGTCAGGCTGTTGTCATCTGCGATCCAGGCGAAGGGATCCGGTCCGTTCCATTCCTCGTCGCCTTCCTCCGCACCGTTCGCGATCGCGAACCCAGCCAGAGAAGCGGCACCGGCAACCCTCTGCTTGCTCTCAGCGTCGAATGCATAGGATTTGCCGTTGAATTTGAAGCCGGTGGATATTCGCCGGTCGCGTTCGGCGTTTACCATCGCAGATGTGACAACGTCATTGGCTGGACGGCTGGTATCGATGGCGGCGACGTCACCTTCCAGTTCATCAGGAACGTGCAAGACGCCGTTATCGTAGAGCATCCCGGAGCGGTCACCCTGGAACTGAGCAGAGAACGAAGCCATCTGCTTTTCTGTCATTTTGAAGGTCTTCATGGGTCCTGCCTTTACGAGTTGCCGAGACGGGCTGCCGAAGCATCGACGCGCTGCATGGTGCGGGTTGCGCCCATATTCGACTGCCCGACGACGAATGTGATGACGTCGCCAGCGGCCAGAGGATAAACGACCGACGCATTGGCCGCTTTGTTCATAGCGCTGGCCGAATCTCGCAGAGTGGTTGCAGACGCGATGTCTGAACCATTCCTGCGAACAAACGACGCCACAGAGCCGCCTGCACTGGCATCGTTGATGAACGCTGAGACACCCAGTTGCCACAAGCCAGCATCGGCAGTGCCGATAGTCATGCTCGTGGTGCTGATCGTCGTTCCGCCAGAGAACTTCTGGACCGCTGCGGCCAGGTTGATGTTCGTGAGAACGGAGTCAGAGAGCGTGATCGAGCCAGAGGAGAACGTCATGTAGCTCGGCGTCACCTGGCGGACTGCCGAAGCCGCAGCGGGGAAGACGAACTTGTCGAGAACCGGGTCAAAGAACAGGTTCAGGATCATCCCGTTCTTAATGTCTCCGGCAAGAAGAGCGGTGTTCGTCGGCGTGACGACTGCTTTTGCGCCAAGGCCATTGATGTTGAGGGTCGCCGCGCCGGTGTTGTCCGCAGTCGCTCTCACTCTGACCGGAAGACCGGCAGTATAGGCCAGAAGGACAGGTGTCAGCGCTACAGTCAGTGCATTTGCGGTGCCTCCCGCACCGCCGTAGTTCAGACGTTGGGACTGGATAGCGGCTGCAAGCTGCAGAATATCTGCCGGGTTGAGGCCCGCGCTGGCAATCACATCGACGATCTCGCGCTGAGGGACTTCAATAGCCTTGGCGGGAGGAACAGAGCCCCGGACCGCGCCGGGAGTGTCCCGGTCAACGTAAGGTGCATCTGGATCGCTTGATCCGTATGGAGCATGGTATCTCATGAGAACCTCTGAAGGTTGGGATATGGCTGGAAGTTAAATTTGAGCCTCGACCGCGCTGCGCATCGGCCGAGGACGTTAACCACTGATCGCATTGCCGCTTCAGGCAGAGATTCACCAGGTGTTACAAATGCGAACGCGCCGACTGGCTGGAACCGGTCGACGCGCTCTAACCAGCCCAACCTTGAATGGAGGTCAGAATGGCTAACGCGACACTATGCGAGCAATTTTCCTACAACAAGTTACCGCAGGCATCAGAAGCGATGTCCGGCACGATCATCCCCGGATCATCGAGAACGTTTCGGGATGCAGCCCTGAGCTACACCACCTACGGCGGTGAACAGCGCTACCTTGATAAGATCCTGCCCTTCATCGGCGACCGACCGCTTGGCAGCATCGTTCCTTTCGATATCCGCCAGCTTGCCGAACTACTATATCCGGATGCCGGCAACGCAACCCGCAACCGCCAAGTCATCACGCCTGTTCGAGCCGTCATGCACCATGCCTACGATCGCGGCTGGGCGCCGCTGGTGCGACTACGCAATCTCAAGGCTGAAGCGCCGCTGCGCAAGAAGGCTGCGACACCGGCATGGCTTCACGCCTTCACCCGTCAATGCGAGAAGGACTGCCTGCCTCACCTCGCCGCGCTGGTGTTGTTCATGAGCCAGACAGCGGCTCGCGTATCTGAAGCGATCGCCGTCACCTGGTCGGATCTGGACCTCACCATGAGGAAGGCGATCCTGCGAAAGACGAAGACCGGAACCAACTCAGTCCGTTTCCTGACAGATCAACTGGTCGACCGCCTCCATCATATGAAGGGCGAAGCATCGTCAGATGATCGAGTGTTCCGCTATACCTCCCGCTTCTCGGTAAACGAGAGGATCAAAGCCGTCTGCCTCCGCGCAGGGATCAGCTACAAGCCGAGCCACACCTGCGGTCGGCATGCCTTCGCCAACAATGCAATGGATCTCGGCCTCGACATCAAGTCCACCATGGTGGCCGGCGACTGGAAGAGCCCGACCGTCTTCCTCGGCACCTATGTGAACCCGAGGAACTCAGGCCGCGTCGTGGCCGACAGGTTCAACCTCTATCAATACAACAACGAGCTTTGAGCCTGGGCGGCCGGTTTTTATGTCCGGCGCCCCCCCACACTTGAGATTAGGGCGTGTGGGTTAGATCGCCGGCAGAGCGGTGCCCAGCCAACCAACGACATCCGCGGCGACCAGTAGGCTGCTCGCATTGTTGGGATGGACATATGGCGCGCCAGTATCGGCGTAGTTGCCCGTCACTGTTCGCGTGAACGTGGCCGCCAATGACCGATAGAGGATGTTTGGATCGGCCGCGGCTGTCACCGCTCCGGAGAGCGCAGTGCGCACCGTAGCAAGCGCGGTCTCGGCCGTGTTGTCGTAAACCGGTGTCGGGCCAAAAACGATCATCTTGGCGTCTGGGTGGTTCGCCTGCTTCCAGGCAATCCAACGATTGAGGTTGGCAACTTCTGTTGCAGCGTCTGCTGCAGCGTTCACGCCGAGGCAGTAGGCGATCAGCGCAACGTTTGAGATGCCATCATACCTTCCGTTGTCCCGCCAGCTATCATGGCCCGAAGAGTTGGAGCCGCTGATGGACTTGTTGAGCAGACGGCAGTCGATGCCCTGGTCAGCGTAAAACTTCCGGATGCTCCACGGCAGGTTCGCCAGTTTCGTCGTCTGCCCGGTTCCTGCCCAGATACTGTCCGACACGGCTAGTATGGTTTTGGTGGCCGAGAAGTTGAGATCATCAGTGATTTGTCGACCGTTGAGCGAGATGGTGAAGACGCAGTTTGTCTTCTCCGTGCTATCGACAGATCGGAGCCATGCCCGCACATCGGCCTGTGTAGAGCCTCCTCGAAGGACAAGCCCGCCGAGATCCACCGTCACCGGCACCCCTTTCAGGCAGTAAAGCGAAAGAACTTGAGTGACGGCGTTGCCGCCTCCGGACACCACAGCAGACGAGTTAACGCCAATCTGGATGTTGAATTCGCAGTCCTTGTTGGCCGTGACCGTCACGCTCTTGAGCAGGTAAGCCTTCACCGGAGAAGCAGACAGAGGCCGGTTAGCAAGCTCGTAGCCGGCGCCAGCGAAGCTGATTGCAGCGGCATCCGCCACGAGCCACCTGGTCTGGGACTGGACGAGAGGCTCACCTTCCAGCTGAAAGATGTCTTGGATGTTGGCGGATGCCTGCGCTGGCATCGACTGGCTGAAAAGAACGTCTCCGACGCGCTTCATGCCGAGCAGGATGTCGCTTTGAAGGCGTCCACCTGCGAACTGTGCTGTATCTGGCATGGCCGGTTACCTCGTGAGAAGGAGAAGGAGATAGGCCGCAGCTGAGCCCTGTGGGATAAGCACGCCCTTGCCCAGGGCGAGGCTGGTCGGCGAAAGCGACAGGTGAAGGCCGGGGCCCAGATGCAAGCCGCTCATGGTCACACCGCCGTCACGACGACATCGAGCGGCCGATCCGTGCCCGAGCGGATGTAGACGTCCTGACCGGTGATCCCCGACAGCGAGAACGGCCGGTCCGATCTACAGACGTGATAGGCGCTGTTGGGATCGGGCGCACTGGCGCCGACAAATACATGCACGGGATAGACCCAGTCATGCGAGATCAAGACGTTCTGCAGGTCGTCCGCGACCCTCAGCCATGAGCCGACCGGAGCTGTCTGAATAGTTGTCATCGGGTTTCCCTACTTCCAAGCCTTGATGTCCGTGACGCTCGTGCCGGTGGCCAGCACGCGCTCCGCCTTCAGGGGAAGGTAATCCCCTTCATTGACGGTATAGGTTTGGGCAACGCCATTGAGGCGCACTGCGACGGTCCCGGCCGATCCAAACTTGAGGCCGCGCACGCCGGTCAGGTCCGCGTCGTCATTCGGGGTCACGGCCACGTGCTCGGAAACCGGAGCAATGTCGAGCAAGGCAGCGATCAGCGCGGCGAGCTGAGTTCCTGTGGCCGGATCTTCGTTCGTTTGAATGGCCTGCGTAATGCCGTTGGCATCGCGGACTAGGATCTCTGCCATGTCAGATCATCTCCAGAATGAGCGGTGTATATTGGCTGTTCCCGACCAAGGTGAAATCGAGTGACGCATCCGGGAACGGCGACAGCACAGGGAGACTCCACCCGGGCGCCAGCTTGCGCAGGATGCAAAGCAAACGCTCCGCCTCGCCGAAACTGAAGAGCGGGTCGTAACCCACCTCGCTCTCCCCGACCCGAAAGTAGTCGACGGCGAGGTCAGTCACATGGACGATCCAATAGATCTCCTGCCTGACATCTCCGAGAGTGTGTTCCCCGCCGCACTCGGAGAAACCGCATTCGAACATCGCGGGCTCTTCGATCGTGATCCCAAAGCCATACCCTTGAGCAACCAGGATGAAGTCTCCGGGCGTGATCGCCGCTTGGGCGAGCACTTTTGCCTCCAGCGCCCGCAGGCGCTCGGCGATGGTCGTCGCACCCGGCGAGCACCCATCGGGCAAGCCGAACTCGAATTCCCAGTCCGCCAGCAGCTCGTCCACGCCCTGCACGGTGGCCTGCCTGCACAGGCGCCATGCCCGCTGATAAAGCAGAACGAACGTGTCGAGGATCACTCGAGTGAACCGAGCCAGAGCGGAGCCGAGCGAAATAGCCTCGCCATCGGGCGAACCCCACGCCGCTCCCTGCGGCCAGAGGGTCAGCGCAGACGAGATGAGGTTATCGTTCGACGGATCGGCCAGAAGGTCGTAGGGGGCCGGTACCGGAACGCGGCCAGCCAGAACGGTCGCAGCCGTGGTCACAGTATTGAGTGCAGGGTCACGCGCCATAAGTGACTGTCCCGAGCGTCGGAAACTGGCCATTGGTCAGCACGATATCGGTGGCCGGCTCGATCAGCTCGTGCCGATCTTCTCCCGTCACCCCGGAAATGGCTTCCGAGAACCACGACCGCGAAACCGTGAACGTGTCACCGGCGATGCCTGGTCTGCACCGGTTCAGGAACATCGCCCTGATGGCTCTCTCGATACCGGCTCGGATCTCAGGCGTGTCAAAGGCCAGCCCTTCAATTTCCACATTGACTGGCCTGGCCACTGGAGCGGTTGCGACGCTGTCGTCTACCCTCACCAGTCGCTGAGCATCGATCGCTGCCTGGACCGCCGCCACGTCGCCAGGTTGCGGGATGAAGTCCACCCTTCCCTCGAACAGGAAGTGGATCACGAGAAAGCCGGGAGCCAGTGGAGCTCTAAACGCCCACGCCTTTAAGACCCCGGGAACCGAGAGCGCGATGCTCTCATAGTCACTCAGCTTCCCACCCCCGGGCGGATTGCGCTTCCGGAACAGAATGCGCGCGCGCAGGCTGTCCTCGTCCTCGCGGTCTGCCCCACCACCTAGCCCGTCAGAGCCTACCGTCCACTCGGCGCCGAGGTCCGGCCACAAGACCGGGTCGGCAAGCGCGAGGATCCCGTCTACATCCCGGTTGGTCACAGAGCCATTGGACTGAGCCGCGACAGCCAGTTCTAGATTCCCAGAGAGGTCAGCAGAAGCGGACGCAGTAGAAAGATAGACGACGTTGCCCGACAAGAAACGGATGCCGGCTGGATAGGTGACCCCTGCCGGCGCAATGCCATGAATCAATCCCGAAGCCGCCGAGGACGGCTTCCTGAATATTCCGACATCCGAGCCGTGACGGGCAAGGAATTCGCCGGTGGCGGTAGAAGCAAACAGCTGCCTGGCCAGATAGGCCATCCTCAGCTCGAATTCATGCGAGAGAGCGGCAAGCACCTTCGCTGTCACTGTCACGAAGTTGTTCTTCAGCGAGGCATCGGTACCAGGCATGTACTGCCGGAAAGCGCCGCGAACGCGCTGTGACGCCTCAGCGAGCGAGCGGATTTGCCACGGCATTGATCTGCCTCCAGAGGAGTTCGAATTTCTGTTCATAGACCTGACCGCCGCCACGCCCGTAAAGCGTCACGAGATAGTCGATCCGATTGCCCGCACGGTTGACCACCACCTCGACATCGAGAGAGACGGCCGCGCCCTGGTCGAGAAGAGGCTGAAGCGCCTCGCGCACGTAGTCTTCGACCGCAACTTCGATCCCGTCGAAGATGGCCGACCTCCGCAGGAGCCACAGGCGCGAGCCCAAAGGCCCTTCACCGGACTCGTGGTCAAAGCTGTCGCCGATCCAGCCGCGGTTTGCCGCGCCATCGTCGAGTTCGCTTGGCTCCACCCGCCGATCCGTCATCAGGCAAATCAGGACTTGCGTTGCCAGACCCTGCTCCGCCCTGAGATCGCCGGGCGCTTCGGGATGCGTGAGCGGATTGATCGCCAAATCTCCGGCGATCCCGTCCCAAACGATATCGGGCGAGCGGTAGGGTTCCCGCTCGCCATCGATTGGCGTGATCTTCAGCATGACGCCTCAATGGGTGTGATGGTTGGTGTTGCCGGCTTCGTCGATGATGGTGCCCGTGGCATGGATGCTGCCCGTCACATCCAGATCGCCCTCAATTGTGAGGTTTCCCACGAACTCGAACACCGGGGCGACCAGCCGGATTTTGTTGCCGACCAGGCTGATTATGTTCCCGTTGGCATCATAGATTGCCGTCGCACCCCCAGGCATGCCTGCAGGACGTTTCCCCGGATGTTCACCACCCAGGACGTAGGCCTCATCAGGATTGCCGTTAGGCGCGATCAGCAGGCCCTTCGCGCCCTGTATCGGGTTCGACATGAAGCCATGGGGCTCGATACGGTGGATGCGAGTATAGCCGTCGCCATAGACACCTCGACCGGAAACGAACTGCTGGCCGCCGCGCTCTACGATCGAGCCGTCGAATTCGAAGCGCTTGCCGCTCATTCGTCCTGATACTCCGCCTCGATCGAGCCTGGCGCTGCATAGCCGTCAGCTGTCTTGCCCCGAGGGTTCTCACCTCCGAGTGCCCTAGGATCCGCAAGCGACAAAGTTGCTACCGTACCGCTGCCCTCGCCTCCCTCTCCGCGCTGGGAGAAAGCCACGCTCTTGATGATCATGGTGCCCCGGATGCCGAGCCAGTCGTCGTCAACATCCACAAGCCAGTTCCGCTGCCAGAGCGTTCCGGCCTCGTCACGCCAACCGGTGACAGGCAGGCTTGCCGTGACGGAGGCCCCGGCGGCACGCTTCGCTTGCCATTCCGCCCGGGTTTTCATCCGATCGACGGTCGCCTCGCCTTCGTGGAGAAGGATCAGCGGCCGGCGGCGCAGCACGCCTTTGTCTCTGGCGATGGTCTCGGCCCGTAACTGCGGCTTGTCCGTGCCCTCGGTCGACTGACCCCGGACCCTGATGTCGCTATGCCGGCCGCGCTCGGTGAAACTCGCCGAGGCTCCCGGCAGGATGTGGACGCCGCGCTGGAGCGTTCCCCTGTGGCGACCTTCCGGCTTCGTCGAAAGCTTGAGGCGACCCTTCTCGGTGTCGCTGATCAGGATGCCGCGTCCCCTCGCTCGCCTTTCGATCGAAGCGAACGGGCTTTCCCCCTGGACCAGTTTGTGGCGAGGCTCCTTCGGAAACGAGGAGCCATCTGTCTCGATTCCTATCCCGAGTGTGTCAAGTTCCCGAGCGATGTCGTCGATGCTGAGATCCAGCCACTCGCCGGTCGCATGCTCGGCGCTGCACTCCACGTAGTCGACGGTCGCCGAGACAAGCCCAATGGAGAGAGACCGCATGTTCGCGGCGTAGCCGGTGTTGATGTCCCGCACATAGCCGGTCAACACCACCTCTCCTGAAGCCTTCAATGTCGTACGTTGGCCAATGGCCACCGGGATCCCGGATCCAGTGATGACGCATTCTAGCTGCGCCGTCCGGACAGCCTCCTCGGCCGAGACGCTGATGTCGACGCCCTTGATCAGCGGCAGTCCATCCGCCGTAATTTTCTCGAATGGCATATCAGCTGGCCAGAGCCTCGAAGGAGGCAGGCATCAGCAGCGGCGTTGCACTCCCGGCAATCTCCACAAGGCCCTGGGCCCGGCTCGCATCTCCATAGAGCTGATACGCCAGGACAGAGGACGGCAGAGACAGCTTCGTCGCTACACGAACCACGGGCACGGCATTGGCGGCGATTTCAGACACGACACGGACCGACACCGAAACGAGGTTCGACAGCCACGCGTAAAGATCCGCGCCCTCGCCTCCCATTCCGGAGACAGCGGCGAGCCCGGCCTCGCCAGCAGCGGCAATCCGAGTGCGAGCAGCCCTTGCCATCGGCCTTGATGGCCAAGCCACTTTCACGCCAGCAACGGCAAGCCCGACCGCCAATAGGACGGCAACTGCATCACCAGTTTCGACCTCATCAGCTTGCGGAGCAGACATCCGATCGAAAGCGGCTGGCGCATCAACGCTCTCCGCGATGATCCGGATCAATGATAGCACCTCGCCTGCGAATTCTTCCGCGGCCAGAACTGCTGCAGCTGCAAGCCGCTTCTCACCGTCGCGACGGTCAAGCTCGTCGTGAACGAGCTCGGCCACGAGATCCGACAGCCAGCCAACAATGAAAGAACGATCGGCAGTCATCGAAAAAACCTCGAAAGTTCGGAAACAGCCGCAAAAGCATTGTTGGTGACAGCCGAAAGGACGTCACCCACACCCGGGAGCGATCCAGCCTGTTCGGAAACAGGAATCGCCCTGAAGCCCATGGCAATGTAGCCAAGCTGGTCTTTCGCGAAGAGCCGCCGGAAATCTTCGACATGAGCCATGGTGCCGGCCATCGTCGGAAGCACCAGGAGCCCCGGACCATCTGCCAGAAAAGCAGCCTTCAGAGCTGCTGCCTGAATGTCTGCCGTATCGCCAGCCAGGTAGGCGGTAACATCGAATGCCGGAGTTTTGAGCCCCATCTCCTCGATGATGCTTCTGCTGCCGCCAGCATACTCGTGGATGGCCAGGCGTTTTCCGCCATTGTCATCGTTGTAGTCGACCCAGAACGGAACGCCGCGGTAGCGGCCGCGGCGCAGTGTCTTCGCCCAGTCTCGCATGGTCTCTCCCTACCAGCCCCCAGCGGAGCCTGCCGGCTTGCCGGCGGACGGCGGCATGGTCTTGCCGGTGTCAGCGTTGACGCCCGAAGGCTTGCTTCCTGCCGTCGCCGCGCCGACGGCCAGCTGCATGTTTCCCAACCTCGTTGCGGCGGCATGAAGCTTTTCTGCGGCCGAGACGATCGCGGCGCCGACGTCCACGCCGGCGACCTTGAGGAACGCGGCGCTGCTTTCGATCTCCTGCCCGGCTTGCCTGCCGCCTTCAGCCACCTTCTGGCCGGCCTCGTCACCCGACTGCCTCAGTCCCGTGGCGTCGATCCTCAGGGCTTCCTGAAACTCGGCCTTTGACGGAACACTGAAGAAGCCTTTCATGTCGGATGGGACCTGCCCCATGCTGGCAACAGTGGGAGCAGGTCGAAGCGCGGCCGGGACACCATCCAGCTGTCGAGGCATGTCGGGAAACGCGGAGGGACGAGCCGACGGAACAGGGATACCCTTCCCGCTGCTGCCCGGAAATTCCGAGATGACGACCTTGCGACCCTGTCGACCGACAGACGGCTTCGTCTTTTCGTCAATGTACTGCTGGCCGCGACGGTTCTTGAGAAACTCCGGGTCAGAGTACCCGCCCTCGACTGCCGCCTGGTCCTTTTCCTCCTGCGAGCTGGTTACGCCCCAGCGCGTTCTTTCCCAAAAGCCCTTAATTCCCCGCTTCTCCAGGCCAGCATTGACGGCCGAGTGGTAGTCGATCGTGTTGGATATGGCATCCATAGCTTCGACACCGCCGGAAGTAGCAATGCCGCGCCCGATGCTGTTGGTCAGTTTGTTCCAACTTCCCGACAGACGATCAATGGTCGACTGCGTGTCCGTCATGATCTTATTGACGTCACGGAAGACGGTGCCGTCCACCTCAGCAGAGTTCATCGTCTCCAGGAACTTTCGGAGGCTTTCCTCGCTGGTGATCAGCGACTGCATGCCGAGGCGGAACTCCTGATCCGAAAACAGCAGCGGTAGCTTGCTCAAGTCACCGTCAATTGCCTCTTTCGAGATCCTCACGAAGGCAGTCAGCGTGTCTTCACCGGCCTTGCGGGCTTGCGCCAGCTCGGACCTGAGATCCACGCCCATTTTCTTGAACTTGTTGCCGGTCTCCTCGGAATAGATCTTGCCGAAGATGTTCTGCGCTTGCGTCGCCGCCGACGAAGCGTCGCCGGTATCCTCACGAATGGTCTGCAGTATGGCGACCAGACGCTTCAGCCCATCCTCGCCCTCATAACCGAGGGTCGCGAAGCTGTTCGCAAGACCCGGAATGTACTGCGCCATGTCCTTCAGTTCGAACTGGCCGGCCTTACCACCGGTCACCATGATGTCGAAGGCCCGCTGCATCTCCCGCGCTTCGATCTTCAAGGCCGAAGCAGCCTTCAGGCCAGTGTTGGCGATATCTTCCGTGGCGGCTCCCGTTGCCTGCGCCGTGGCGAGCACCGAAGGCAGGAAGGCCATCGCTTCCTGCAGGCTCATGCCCGAGGCAACCATGGTGTCGAGCGCCGCGATGCCCTGCTCAACCGGGAGAGCAAGCTTCTTGGTCTCAGCCTGCAGGGTCGAGAACGCCGCCTCGACGTCCTTCGCCGAGGCATCGGCTGTGATGCCGATGCGGGTCATCTGCCGCTCGACGGCGGCGAATTCCGTGACCGCCTGCTTCGCTCCATAGGCGAGGACGGCGGGTGCCGCGAACCGGGCCATGGCCGCAAAGCTCGCCTGTGATGTCCGGGCGAGAACGCCCTGCTGGCGATTGAGCGCAGCAGCCCGGCGGTTGACCTGGTCGAGCTTCCCGGACACGCTTTTGAGCGCGGCCCCGGTGCGATCGACGGCAGAGATCTTCAGCCGGGCTTCAATTTCGCGCGTCATGGCTAAGTGTTACCCTTGTGGAATTCCACGAACCGCCCAGCCCACCAGGCGATCTGAGAAAGCGTCATTCGCTGGACATCGGTTGCGGTCCATCTGAGCTTGAAGACGAGGGCGTCTGCGACTTCGGCGAGGCTTTCTGCTCCGTAAAAAAATCGCAGATCCCCTCCTCGAGGCGCCGTGCATCGAGAGCCGAAAGACCGGCAATGTACTCATACCCCGGCTCGACGATCAGTTTCTGCGCATAGGCGTCGATCTTCTCCGGATAGGTGAGAAGAGCGGAACCGCCAGGAACCGGTTGCCATTCGCGCGGCTGTCCAAGTCCGTCCATGTAGACGTCCTGGTAGGTCGGCTCGCGAAGGGTGATCTTGCTGAAGCTCTTGCCGCCGACAGAGTAGGTCTTCGACAGTTCCACGTCAGGCATCAGCTGCCGCTCCGGTTGTAAGCGCCGCCTTCAATGGCCAGACCGGAGAGCTCGCCGTTGAGCCGGTTGACCACCGGCCGCCCGGAGAAGAAGCCACCGGTCATATAATGAGTGACACCGGTGAAGCTCTCGACGATGGTCGTGTCGAAACGCGGCCCGTTCATCAGCTTTTCGTAGTCCCAGCCGCCGTCGGCCGCGACAATCTCGATCCGGCGTGCCACCGGCGTTGAGATCCGATCGACGGTGTTGTCCTGATTGGCGACAGACGCGATTTCCGCCGATGTCGGCGAGACGCTGAAAGTACCGCGGATGGAGATGAGTTCTCCTGTGGAAAGCCGCAGGCTCATCCTGCCGCCGAAATCCTTGCCATTGGCCATGCTCGTAAGCTCCTGTTCGATCTGGTCGGCGTTAGCGGAACTGGCTGTACGCGCGGGCAATGCCGGCGAAGATGTCCAGCGGGTTCACAAAATCGAGCGGCAGCCCGATGTTGACGCGGTTGGCGTTGTCGGGATCGCGGGTCACAGTCATCTGCAACAGCGCCGTTTCCGAGTTTTCGAGGACGCCCGACATCGCCCGGTAGCTGTGGAACAGCGTCGCCTTGATGTCGGCGGCCGTCGTCAGCGCCGACAGATTGTCCGGATTGTCATCCGCGATAGCCTTGTTGGAATGCTGGAACGCCAGATCCGCCCGGAAACGCTTCAGCGCATAGGTGATCTGGTTGACCTTTTGGATATCCCGGAAGGTCGTGTCCGGCGCTCCGGCCGTCGTTTGGTGATGCGTCACGATCTTGTCGATTGTCACGTCACCGTTGCGGTTGACCTGCCACGTGGAGATGCCGTTCTTCAGGAAGGCGTCACGGGTCGGATAGTCCATCCAGTAGGCACGGTCGCGTGGCGGAGAGAGGCCTTCGACTACAAGGCCGGTCTGATTGCGGGAAACATCGCCATTGGCGCCACCGCCTGCCCAGGGCGCGGTGCGGGCGACGATACCGGCCACCCACAGGTAGTCAGGCTCGGCAAAACCACCGGAGGCAAACCTCGGGATCATCGAGAGATGCCAGTCGTCCTGCGCCAGCGCGGCGGTCGTGAGGTTCCCGCTCGTGTCCGTCTTCGGATAGTAGACGTGGCCGTAGAGCTGCTTGGCATAGCTCCAGCGCCCGGAGACAATCGAAAGGAAATCCTTGAACAGCCCGAGATTGGTCGCATCGCCGAAGGCGGAAACGATCATCTCGAATGGATCGTCGTTCATGGCCGCAAGAACTGCAGCAACCGACGGATTACCGGCACCTGGCGTCGTCGTGGCAAAGGTGAAGAGACCCGCAAAGGCATTTGCGCTTTCCAGAACCGGCACGTGGATGTCGATCCCGGTGGCATAAACGCCCTTATGACGAGCCGTGATGGTCACCACGTTGGTGGCGACGGTCGCGGTGAAGGGCAGCGAGATCTTGCTGATAGGGTTGTAGTAGGCGTTGATTGCCGCGGCGAGTGCTGTTGCGACCTGATTGGCCGTCGCACCGGAAGCGATTTCGACGACGACCGGCTCTCCGGCAATTTCAACGACGCCTAGACCGCCTGAGGCGGGGACAGCACCGACGGTAACGGTCCGGATCTCTGCTGTTCCGGTATCCTCAACACGACCGATCCAGATTTCCTGAGCCGGCGCATTGAGGCGCGAGATGTGAAACATGCCTTCCAGCATGGATCCGGCACCAGCCAGGACGCGCGCATCGAGGATGCTGTTGCAGATGGCGATCTGGCCATTGCCCAGGGCGCCGGCCGCCAGGCCATGCCCGAGCAGGATCAGCCGGTTCTCGTTTTCGAAAGCGCCGCCCGAGGTGACATCGAAGGCGAGAAGTGGCGCAGTGACATTGGCTGGGATGTTGCTGACCATTTACTTCTGGCCTCCGGACTTGCCGCCGGTCGATTCCGGCTCGGCTTGGTTTTCAATGAGGACGAGATCGCCATCCTGCTCGAGGCGGCGCTCGTAGGAACTGGCAGGGTTCAGAGGCCGACCATCCTTTGGCCATTCCCCAGCCCCGCCGGGCAGCGGAATGCGAAGGCCCTGCTTGGGCCTGTAGAGCTTTTGCATCGTGGATCTCCGAGGATGTTGGTCAAACGGACAGGTTTGCGGGGCCGCTTTGCACCGGCCCGGTGGTAATGGCGACAGCAGCGAGCGGCTGTCTCAGGTTGCCGGCAAAGGCAGCCGCTAGTTCAGCGAGCTTGGTTGCGGCATAACTTCCCGCCGGCAGAGCCTCGTAAACGGACTTGATAGGCTCTGGCAAACCACCGTTCTCCATGTCGAACTGGTCGTCGGCGATCTCCAGACGAAACCGCATAGTCACGCGATGGTGCCGCAATCCGAATTCCGGCATGGCAAAGGTCTGCTCGTCGATGTCGATGACGTGCTTGACCAGGCGCCGCCACGGCCCACCTTGAACTGACCTGGTGAGCAGCATGCGAACCTGTGAGCAGAGGGCGGCAAGTACCAGGCGGGCGCTGGGATCGGTATCGGCCATGGCATCCATGGCATCGGCGAACTCACCAGCATCGTCTCTTGCCGCCACGGCGAGCTCCGCAACAACGTCCAGGACACAGTTGGCCTGCGTGTCTGTTGCGTCTGTAGCCGATCCCATCAATGAGACGCCGGACTGGTGGGTATATAGTGCCACCACCGGCGTGTAGCTCTCCGTCCGATCGATCTCTTCAAGAGACGCCGCACGGCTGTCGTAGATTCGCGGACCCGCCAACGTGGGGAAGCCGTCTCCCGCCATGACCGCAGAAAACGGGCACAGGATCTCAATCGCTGCTAGGCGTACGGCTTCAGCGGAAAGCATGATGTCAGGCCTTGTTGAGGTACCAGGCGGGTCTGTCTGACCCGTCTTTTTCACTTGCGGCGATCTTCCAGGTCACGCCGCCAGAGATCAAATGATCGCCCCGCTTTGGTTCGTATGGCCAAAGGGTCGTCAATGCCGTGAGAACGGCATCGTAGGAGACAGTGCCGTTGCGAACACCGGGATCAGCCGACATGTGACGCGTCAGCCTGTCGGCAGGCGGCTCAAGATCTATTGTCCCGAGGAAATCGAATGCCGTCCTGTCAGGATCATCCACATCAGCGTAGTTGACCGACAGACCCTTGGTCCGCGGCTGAAGTCGGCAAGGTGTTTCGTCGAAGTAGCTCGCGACGGCAATGTCTGCCGCCGCGAGATGATCGGACCAGGACATCAGGATGCCTTGGTTTCTTTCTTGCCGGCCTTGGCCGCCTCTTCGACAGGCTCATCCTTTTCGTTGAGATTAACGAATTCATGGGTACCGGCGGTGACAGCCTCTGTCGCCGGGCCGTGACGCATTGTCTCGACTTCGGCCGTCTTCTTGTTGCGAACGTGCATTTCATCGTCCTCAGTTGCTGGTGGTGAGCTTGACCAAGAGCGCCGGGCGCTTGACCATCGGCAGCGGATTCGACTGGCTGTGGATCTTCACCCACCGCTGGAATTCGGGATCGACGGCCGTGCGGACGTAGATCTCTTCTCCCATAGTGTTGACGGTATCGATGAAATCCGCCGGGCCAAAGTAGGTCCGGAACGTATCGGTCGTGCCGAGCGGGAACGCGATTGCCTCATTGGCGGGGATGAACCGCCGCGTCCCGTAAGTGCCGTCCTCCTGGAGATACTGGGCAGAGCCCCGGTACTCCTCGAACGTCACGCCGCGATGCACGAACTTCTTTCGGACATCGTCCCGCATGACGTTGTAGAGGCCATCGTAGTACTTCCAGGCCTCCTTGACCTTTTCATGGTCGACAAGCTTGGCGAACCATTCGGGCGAGGCGAGAACGTGAACGCCTGTCATGACTTCGCCCTTGAGGTTGTCCTCAAGGTAGGAAAGCAGCTCGTCGATCTTGCCGCCAACATTCGTGCCAGCCGTTCCAAGCACGAAGTCGATCGACTTCTGCGTCACGTCGAAGGAGGTGAAAAGGTTGAGCAGCGACGAGCCGTCGCTGTCCAGGATCTCGCCGCGCAGCGCGCCCATCCGCATGTGCTCCAGCGTGATGGAGTGCTTGCGGCGCATGGTGATCTGTTTGCGATTGACAAGCGATGCAACGTTGTCGAGGGCACCATCCTCACCGAATCGAGCCAGGATGTTCTGCACGTCGTCTGCCCGGACGAAGTCGTCATGCGGGATATGGAAGCAGCTAAACGGCTTCGCGCCACGCTTTTCAGGCATACCAAGCGAAGAAGGAGCTCCACGCTCACGCGTCGGCAGGAGATTGAGGGTGCCGTTCTCGTAGTGAACGGCAACCGTTGTTGTTGCGATCGGCTCAGGCTCAAACAGCCCGAGCTCGCGGATCCGGCCGTAATCGTTTGGCACGATGTTGATTGCCTGCGTCAGGGAAGTCGAGCTGAACGCGGCGTTGCCGAAAATATCGAGGATGGTGAGCATCGATTACGCTCCTTCGCGCACGAGGATGGGAGGGTTGAGGGCGCGCAGTGCGTTGTGAACTGCAAGCCTTTCGGCTGCAGTATCCACGTCGGCGCCGTACAGCAGTCCCTGCTGAACGACGATCGCTTCGCGTGCAATCACGACAGCAGCTGCATCAGCAGATGTAGCGTCGACAGGATCCAGGAGGATGGCTGCGGCGTTCTGACTTCCGTCAACGGCCGCCACAGTGACCGGCTTGTATTTGCCGGATGCGGTAATCTTGCCGAGCACCGTACCGCTCTGCACGACACCCGCACCGGAAATGACGATCACCTCCTCGCGGGAGTACCCCGAGTTGTGGCTTTCTGCCTTCAGCCAATCGCTGGCGTAACGACCTTCGAGAATATCAGGCATCAGACGGCCTCCTTGCCGAGAAGTTTGCGCATGTTCGCGACCAGGTCAGGCGCCTTTGCGGTCGGTTTCAGAGTACCCTTTCCGCCGACGCCGGCACCGGCGGCGCGGGAGGCCTCGTAGGCCTTCGGGTCAGGCTGCTGATCATCGTCGTTTCCGGCGGCAGGCGCCTTGGGTGCCGCTGCCAGAACAGTCTTGATTGCCTCTTCGGAGAGATCGGTGTCGATCAATGCTTCAGCCTGAGCTTCACAGCCCTTGGCTTCCTCCATCGACATCACCGCCTTTCGACGAGCCTGGTATGCTGCGACGGCTGCTTTTCCAGCCGCAGCCTTTTCCTTCTCGATGTCGGCGGACTTGTCCCCGCCGTTGGTCTTGTCCGACATGGTGTGCTCCTTTGTGGGACGGTGAGCGGCGGGTGCCGCATGCTTATCAGCGCCATCGAGACGCCAATTCTTTTTGCTCGCCAGCGCCGTGAGCCGCTTCGGTGCATGGGCGTAGATCCGGTAATCGAAGGCAGCGACGGCATCGGCTGTCACTTCCGTGGTTTCATCAGCGAAACCTTCATCGACCGCCTGTTGCGGGGAGAGCCAACGCTCCGCCTTCATCACCTCCCGGCACTGCTCGGGAGTCTTGCCACTCTTGGCGGCATAGACGCGCGCATAGGCTGTCGCGAGAGCTTCAAGACCCTCGATCGTCTTGCTGTGATCTTCGGATGTTCCGAAAGTGAGGCCGCTCGGATCGTGGATCATCATCACGGAGCCGGCCGACATGGTGACCGTCTCGCCAGCCATCGCTATCAGCGATGCAGCAGATGCTGCGATCCCCTCCACCACGATGTTGGTGGTGCCGGAGCGCGCCGACAGAAGCGCATGGATGGCTGCTCCCTCCGAAGCAACACCGCCTCCGGAGTTGATGTGGACGGCGAGATCCTCGTCGTCGTCGATCTGCGCCAGCGCCAGAACGACATCAGACGAAGTGAACCCGTCCTCGAAGTAATAGTCGCCGACGTAGCCGGAAAGCCGCAGCTTTCCGTCTTCAAGTATCGCAGTCATGACATGGTCCTCAGTAAGGGCGGAACCGTCCGCCAATCGCGTATCGTGTCCGCTTCGGGCGCTCGCCCAGGGTAAGCTCACAAGCCGCCTTCGCGTCCGACAACATCCGGTCGAGATCCTCCGGCTTCGATCCGGACGAAAATCGCGTGCGACGGGTGGTGACCGGCGAACGGATTTCCACCTCTTCTACCCGCTCCCCCGCAGCGAGCTTGATCCGGTAGGCCTTCAGCGCACGGTAGAGCGCGCAAGGGTCGTTGACGTCGACCTGTTGTCCGCCGACATTGATGATCAGTGGGCCGTCATCTGCCACGCTCATGCTGCCACCTGATTTCTCTTCGCCGCCGACTCATCGTCTGGCAGGCTCTCTCCACCGCCACCACGGATCCTCTCGAAAGGGTTCGGCAGGCCCTTGTCTGTCAAAACCTTAACCTCGCGCTCACGTTGAGCTGCGACCTCCTCCCAGTCCCGCCCATACTCGGCGCACTCATCGGACAGTGAAGACACACCCGTCTCCAGGCGGAGCTTGGCAGCGTTGGCGCTTTTGTAGTCATCCGCCGACGGCTTCGCGGGACCTTGCCACTCGGTCCAGCAGGCCTTGTCGCGATTGGCAGCAAATGCGCGGTAGCCACCTTTGAAGGGAATGGCACCTGTTGCGATCTTTTCGTCGAGCCATGCCTCATAAGAGGATTGGCAGAAAGGAGCGGCTATCCGCTCGCGCCGCCGCTGCGCAATTGGATGCACAGTGGCTGTCGCAACCCGAACCGAGGAATAGGTCGCATTCGAGAAATCCATGGAGAAACTCTCCATGGTGACACCAAGCCGTCGTGCCATCTCCCGCTGGAGGTTCTGGTTGAACGGTAGGTACTGCGAGCCCGGGGTGGCGGCCGTCTTGAATTCCAGCTCTTCGCCCGGACCAAGGTGACCGATACGTGCGGTATCGGACAAGTTGATCCCGCCTGACTTCAGAGCCTCGAAGCGAGCGCCCCAGACATCGACGAAATCCTGCACGAGTTGCTCGACTCCCTCCGCCTTGATGCCGCCAGCCCCGGTGTCCGTCAGCGTCTGGATCGCCTGGAAAGCTTCCTCGCTGGGTTCGGGGCTCTTTATGACCGCCGCGAAGATCGTCTGTAATAGGGCCGTGGCCAGAGTGGCGTCGGCGAGTTGGTCGCTCTGCGCAATCACCTTCAAGATTGGAGCCATGATCGAGATGCCGCGAGGGCTATCCGGATTGTCGCCGCGGTCGAGAACGTGAATGACCTGTGTCAGACCATTCGGCAGCAGGAACGGCAGGTCGTGATCGACGTCGAAACCGGTCTCGCGACGCTTAAACCGGCAGTGGGTGGGCCGACCGTTGGCATCATGGAAAATACCGCCATCAAGGCCCTCGAACTCGCGGGTGACATGCGGCACGCGGTGCGGCGCCACCAGGCTGATCTTCGTCCCTGTCTGCACGCCGTAGGCTCGACGCTGCGCTTCTCCGAAGAAAGAGATGATCCCGAAGCCTTCGCCCGCACCGATGTAGTACCGCATGAGACCGTCGCACATCTCGGCGATGGTTGCCTTGCCAGCAAGGTCACACTCTTTGGGGTTCCACGCCCAGCGCCGCCACTCGGCCTCAACGATCTTGCACCAGGCAGACCGCTCCTCGTCGTTATACCCAAGACGCGACAGGTCCGGCCGAGCGTTGAGCTTCAGCTCTGTGCCGATCGTGTCGACGATCATCTGGTCGCAGGCGCCGGCGATCCAGCCAGAATTCTGCATGAAGTCGAAGGCAAGGGCCGAAGCACGAAGCGCCGCTTCGCGCACGTCGGCCCCACCATCGCGCCTAACCGCCCGGCGCATGGAGAGCACTCCGGTGCGATCGCGGTTGAGGTAACGCATGCTGTGCTGTGGCGCGGTCCCGCCTGACTTCGCAGCCGACGACGATCCGGCCCGCACCCGATATCGAGGCTTATCCAAAGTGATCTCGCTTACTTGCGGTAGGCGGCCCACTTGACTGTGCGCCGCGGCTTGTCTTTCGGTGGAACCACCGGCGCGTCTGCGGGCGGCAGTTCTGCCTGCGCTCGCTCCGGGGGGGACGATAGAAGATCGGGGGTGGCCGCTGGTTCATAGAACGAGCGGAGGCGAGCCCAATCTGAGGCCGTCATTCGCGAAAGCCCGAGATGCTCGGCCATCGCCATGGCGTAGATTCGGCAGTCGAGCCAGTGGTTGTCGACCCTTCGTGGCTTCCACTCCTCATAGAGCTTCCCGCGGATCAGCTTCTGCTCGAAGTATTCCGCCGTGATCTGCTGGAAGAACTCCTCGCCCAGCTCCTTGTGGAAGTGGCAATAGCCAGGTGGGTCGCAGGGTTCCCCGGCTGCCAGCCCTGGCTTGTGCAAGTTGCCGTAGAACTCAGCCTTCAAAGACCACGTTCCGACCGGCCAGGACATCGTCGAGCCGTAGCGCTTCCGCTTTCCACCCTTGGTGACAGACTTGCGTTGCGGCTGACTGATAGCCGGTCTACCTCGGCCGGGTTCGCCCTTGATCGCGTATGTGTTCGGTCGGCGGCGACACCACTCAAGCACCTGGTTCGTGCGATAACCGGCGTCGACAGCAAGAGCATCCAGTTTTCTGAGAACCCCGTAAGCATCCGGGAATTCTCTGGCGGCAAACTCATCCAGCAGCTTCCACGCCCCGGTGGTCGGATTGTCCGTCGCACCCGGAAAGTATTCGGCAGACACATCCCAGCTTTGACGGTCTTGCCCGAATGCCACCAGCTCGAGATATATTCCGTGGCTCTGGACGTCCGCTCCGCCGACAAACAGCAGGCCGCCGGCGGGAATGGTTTCCGGCTCGTAGGCCTCGCGGCGCTCCATAAGCCGAACATGATCCGGCGCGTTGCCCTTCATCTGGTAGGGCAGCGCGAGCACCAGGTTGTGGTAGTCCTTGGCGCCGCTCTCGCCCTTGCCCTCAGACGAGAGACGATCCTCTGCGATCGCTTCGTAGGACATCATCAACGACATGAAAGCGTCGACGTGAAAGCCGGGGTGGCGATCTGGACCGGCCAGGGTCGGAATGTATCGGCCCTGCCGTACCGCAACCACGCGCTCCATTTCGGAGATGTGGTGGCCACACTTCACGCAGGCCATGGTCGTCTTGTGCGGATGGGCCCGATCAATGATCAGGTTGTTATTTACCTGCACCTGTTGCGTGCCGCACTCGGCGCACTGGATATGCCAGAACCGCTGATCCGAACGACGAAATGACCGGTCGATGCGGCAATGTCCCGGGCCCTCCCCAAGAGGGTCACCGCTGTCGAGCTCCGGCGTGGAAAGCTCAAGAATCTTGTAGTTTTTCTGACGCCGGAATGCGGTAAAGCGACCGAAGAAGAGCGTCTCTGGATCGGAGCCGTCAGTGAAGAATTCCCACTTCGACACCTCATCCTTAACGCCGTAGCGGACGGTCTTGCCTGACAGGTCCTTCTTCGTGTTGGCGTTGCCCAGGTAGATGAATGTGTCCTGGCCGATCTTCTTGGTATAGGTCGTCGAGCCTGAGGCATCGACGATACGCTTGCCGGTCTTCTCCTGCCACGTATCGATCAGCGGCTGCAGCTTGCCGCTGTTCAGGTCCTGCAGAAGATCGATACCCGGGGCCACATAGAGCGCGTTGTCCGGACACATCTCGGCGATGTAAAGCATCCACGCCATGGCGAGAATTGAGACGCCGGTCTGTTGCGACTTGCGCACCGTCACAAGGTTGCAGGAGTGCTCCTGGCTAAGGCACTCGGCTATCTCGGTGAGATAGGGAGCGTCCTCAGGGGTCCAAAACTCGCCCTTGCGAGCTCCGTCGACGAGCACGATGTTCTTGCCGATCCACTGAGGGAAAGGCTGCGGCGGTACCGGACGAATGGAATCCGCCAGAACTCTGGAGACGATGCGCAGCGCGCCGGGATGGGCATTCACGAATCTTCACCCTCGACAAGCTCATCGGCTTCGGCAGCCTCATCGGCGACGATGGCCAGGCGATCTGCAATCTCATTGCCCAGTTCGAAGGCGATGCGCCGCAACTCGACGCGGGCGCCGTGAACCCCTTCCTTGGATACCGCCAGAGCAATCTCGTCCGCCTTGTTCTGCAGACGGCGGATGATGTTTTGGATGTCCCTGCCGATGGTGCGCTGCGCTTCTTCGACACGATCGCGGCGCAGCAGCTGGCCGATATCCTCCTGATGCCGGATCCTCTCGCGCCCAACCTTCAGCCATTCTGCCTGACGGCGAGCTTCTTCGAAGGTGTCGGTCGGGTCGATCGACGGGCCGGAACTGCTGCCGACGCTGCGTATCGGCGCCGTTGCCTTCGCCGGATTGACGTGCCGTTGCCGATAGTGGTCGTAGTGAGCCAGGGAAACCTTGAGAACTTGACCCTGCAGGCCGCGCTCGATGGGAGTGTCCGGTCGATCCTCGGCCAGCTTCTTAACTGCCTTGGAGACCGCTGCCTTCGAGACGCTGTCTCGCGTTGCGATCTGGCCGATGCTCCACATGACGTGCGTATCATCTGCCATTGGACTTCCCGTTAACTCGTTTCCTTCCGTCAACCGGGCGCGTTAACCCATCAACCCCGTTAACCCAAAGTTTTCGCACAAAAATCTGACGGGATTCGGGGGTCGCCCCGGCCCGCCGGGGGCAAAAACCGCCTGTACGGTCCCTTGACCGGGGGGGGGGGGGGGGGGGGGGGGGGGGGTTACCCCCACCCCCCTCGACCCCTCGCCCACCCCTATCGAGGCAGCAACCGGTCGAGTTCGTGGAGCACCCGAGGTGCCAGCTGGCTTTCGATCAGCTCGGCCAACACCTTGATGTAGACCTCAGGATTGTTGGTCACATCATGCGCCGGGTTCGGCCCGAACAGTTCGCGGATCGGCAGCCTTCCTGCACCGGTCCGCTTCATGACGCCACGGTGGCCGCTTTTCATCTGCGCTATGAAGGCTGAGCGATACGAGCCACGGCCACGGACCCGCACCCCTTTTTTCGTTTGAGTGGCGCCAAGGTCATGCAGCCTGATCCAGCCAGACTTCTCGATGATCTCGATTGTGTTACCGCCGGCGTTGAAGTGAGCCGTTGTGATCTTCCGCACCTGTGACTGGGGAAGGTCAACGCGTTCGGCCGTGCGCTTGACCACGCGGGTCCGCGCCATGTCGCGCATCCTCCGCATGGCACGTGCCATCGCCTTCGTCTTGATCGAACCAGGCAGCCCCGCGATCGCACGCCCGAGCGCTTCCAGTTCGGAGGCATCGAAACGAACTTCGGTTGTCACAGGCGTTCATCCAAGGGTGGCCGCCATTACAGCGGCGAGAGCATGACAGCCTCCATCGGCTGGAAATGCGAAACCCGCCGAGCGTTTCCGCCAGCGGGTTATCTAATCTTTTTCAGTGTGCTTAATCTATGTCAACTTGCTGCTTCGCCTCAATCCCCTTTTCTGAAAAACTTATTCAGCAGCATCAACAGCTTGCGGGAAAACTGCAGAATTCATCTGCCTCGCCCAAGGACGCCTAACAGGGTGGAACGGCAGCAAATCAGCGGCGGAGAGGCGTCCGCAAAGCTCATTCTGCAGCGACACAAGCGCGTCCTGCCATAGCTGCCAGTCAAGACGATCGATGATGGCTCCACGCAACGGTGCGCCTAGCTGATACTTGCGGTATGCGCCGGGCTTTGGCCGATGGGTCTTCCGATCCATCCCATTGTCCTCGAACCAATAGACCCTGTTCAGGCTGTCCCGCGCCTTAGCCTGCACGAACCAGAGCGGCTTACCCTTCACGCTGACCATCTGCACCATAGGCTCAGCCGCCGCCCAGTCCGGTCCACGACCGAGTACCGCAGCGGTGGTCACCAGCTGCGCCACATGCCGGCCGCTCACCTGCTCGGGTCTGGCCCGGATGTGTTCAACCACATTCCTCACCTCAGCTGCGATCAGCCCGTGCTCGTCCTGCCACTCCGGGAAGGGGTTCCAGCCCTCAGGGATGTCGTATCCGCCGCGGTCAGCCAGGCGATGCACCGCCTCCCCGACCATGACCGCGTCCGGATGAGGATCGCCGCCGTAGATGAAATCCGGGATCACGCCGAATGCGTTCGGGCTCCGATCCACCAGAGTGCCGAGCGTCGCGACCTCGCTCATCATCGACCACGCCTGGCTGTAGCCCGGACCGATTGCCTCCGCCGCGCCGATCTTCGGCAACTCCTGAGTGAAAGCCCAGGCCAGCAGCTCCTGAATTCCGATTTTTCTCACTGTCCGACCCTTTCCGTCCCAAGAAACAAGCTACCGTCCCTGTTTGGGACGATAGAATTCTGTGCAACCCTAATGATTTCAAAGACTTTGGACGGTAGGGAGAGTAGGGACGCAAAATAACGCCTTACGTGATGCGCATGATGTTCAACTACATTTTTTTTAAGTCTCTTTTTCACAGACCGATTTCCTCTCGCACATCATATTAAGGTTTGAATTTCCGTCCCTACCGTCCCTAGCGTCCAAAGCCTTTGAAACTCCTGACCTTTTGACTGGGACGGAAACTGAAACCGTCGCCACCTACCGTCCCTACCGTCCCGATTTTCTGCCCTGTTTCGGGGTTGCAAGGCCGACATCGGGCACAACCGAAAAGACAAAGGGTCCGGGTTTTGGCGCGGGATCACGGATAATCCTCCGGGAAAGGCTCGTCGGAGGCGAAGCGACCAGACGGCGGACCGTCCATCTGGCCGCCCTTGAACTCGTCCCGGATGCCGATGCCGTAGTAGAATGTCGTGCCGCTCTTGCCCTTGCGGAACTGGTGCATAAGCCCGTCAGGCCCTTTCCAGCTCTGCCGCGTTCGGTCAGGCAATCGTTTCGAGAATGTGGCCTGCTTGAACTCGGCAAGCCCCTCTCGCTTGGCGTAGCGCATGTAGGCGTTGAACAGTTCTTCCGGTGTCTCGCGGTCCACGTCGTTGCCTGTCACGTGGCAGGCATTACGGATGAAAGCCCCTATCGGGTCGCTCTCCTCCCGGTACTCTGCTGTTGCGGCCGTGACGCCGGCAGGGACCTGCAAGCCTCGCTGGAGGTAGTCGAGCGCACCGCGCACCATCCAGAGGAAGATGCCGGATCTCTCTGCCCGCAGCTTTCGAGGAAGATCCCGGTCCACCTCACTCTCAGGTATCTGTATCTCCCACGGCACGAGGTGCACGCGGCGCCAGATGCCGTCCGAATCGTCTCGGATGATGGGCTTGTGGTTACCTGACAGGATGATCTTGAATTGCGGGATCAGCTCGAAGAAGTCCTGATGCAATCGCCGCACCGCGATCGGCTCGCCGCCGGTCAGCGTCTTGATCAACGCGTCCTTCAGGTGAACGCCCATCTCCGGCTCGGACGCGGCCACCAGGCGAGCCCCGGGCAGTCGGGCAAGGTCCGGTGTTGCCTCCGCTCCCGCCCGCTTGCTGTCACCGGCAAAGCTGTCGATGGACATGGAAACAGCGTAGTCTCCGAGGATGTCGACCATCAGATCCATGAAGGTGGATTTGCCGTTCCGTCCCGCACCGTAGAAGAACAAGAGGCATTGCTCGGCGGTTGAGCCCAGCAGGCAGTACCCCATGTATCGCTGCAGGAACGCACGATAGTCGACGTTCGGCATGATGCGCTGCATAAACTGGTCGAAGAGCGGAGAGGATGCTGCAGGATCAAACTCCGACTCTGCAAGCTTTGAGATGAAGTCCGACGCCGTGTGCCGGTCTCGGCGCACCCTCCATTTTGCCAAGCCATCGACCTCGGAGCAGAAGAACCGCAAGGTAGCGGTTCGGCAGTTGACCGCGAAAAGATCCTTGTTGAGGTCCGAGACGTCCTTGCTCACATAAGGAACAGCCTCGGTCAGCATGTTGTTAATCCGGCTGGTCCCGGCCGAGCTCTTGGCGTGGTTGTGGCGAGAGGACATGCGGCCGGCCCTGGCCGACTGGACCACGTCCATGGCAGAGACATCATCCTCCAGCTTTGCGTACTCGTCATACTGCGCCTGCGTCCAGGACGAGGTGGCATCGATCATCTTGCGCCGTTCGCGCTCGGCCTGCTTGCCGACCTTGATGACCTCTTTCAGCTTCTGGTGCTCGGCGTGCTTGTCGTCGTCCCACGACTTGGCCGGCGTTCCCATCTTGACCTTGGCGATCTCGGCTTCCTTCATCGCCTCGATGTGTCGGTCGAGCTCGGCCACCCGGTCATCGTCGACATCACTCGAGACGGTCGGCGGCTTCCCCATGTCCTTCAGCTTCGCCAGCGCCGCCTTACCGGCTGCGATCTTCGCTTGCTCATCAGGCGAGCAGTCGAGGCAGATGGCCTCGTCATCGATAGCTTCAGCTGTCTGGTGCGCGAGAGACCGCACGATGGAACCCGATGCATCCTCCACCCAGCGGAGCCTGTCGTAGCCGTGCCAACCAACGTTGGTGATATGCAGGATCTTGTCACCATGCCAGTTCAGCAGGCGGCGTCCATTGCCGATATCGGTCTCTGGCTCTCGCGAGCATTCCTCAAGTATCTCATCCGGCGACAGCGTGAGGGCCGGAGGTTCTTCCCTTGGCTCTTCCGTGGGCAGAGGGTCCGGGTTTTTGCGATACAGAGCACGCTGTTTCTCGGCTTCCGCCAGCGCGCGCACCATCTCCTCCGGCATGCCTGAAGGGCTTTTCTTGTCAGTCACGTCTTGTCCCCGCCATTCACAAGTCTTGCGCCGCAAAGCGCCTCAGCAAAATCCATGTCCTCCGGCGGCCACCATGGCCTGATCACCCGCCCCGGCCGCGCCAGGCGGATCGAGGCCCGCTCCAGCGCCGCGGCGGTGAAGACGATCTCGCTGTCGCCGTCGGCGAGATGCACCACTTCGTCGACATGATCCGGCAGCTGATAGGCATCCGAGGGAGACTGATCCGGTTTCGGTACCGGCCCTGCCACGCGCACCGGTCGTGACCGTCCGCGGCTGTCCATCGTCGTGAGCGTTGGATGATTGAACGCCGACTTCGGATCGGCCGGCCCGGCCATGTTCCCCAGTTCACCGGTCGCGAAATAGAAAGTGTCGGCCCGAAAACCCTCCAACCCCGCCACGGCGATCGTCGTCTCGATTCCCTCACCACCGAGCCATCGGCTGGAGCCGGGGTCGCCGCAGACGGGGATGATGGAGCCCTTCTTCGTGCCACGCATCTTCTTCGTCGGTAGGGGCGAGCCCTTGTCGTCGACGCCCAGGAAGGGGCGGAATTTCGGCGGAGTGGAAAGGTCGATCCATGTCTGGTGGCAGCCGGTGATCTGGCCCCCGAGGTTGACGAATGGCGCAATCATCGCAAAGCCCACGTGATGGGAGATGGGATTGCCGCGCTCGTCCTGGCCATGCCAGTAGGTGCAGCGTGGGATGAAGCGGATATCCTCGAAGATAGCGTCGGGCGCCGCATAGCCCGTGCGCAGCCGCAGATACTCCCGTAGCGGGCTGTCCTCCGGGTGCGGGGCCGCCAAGGCGTGGAGATATATGCCGCGGGAGCGTGTGATTTCCCGCTCTCGAAAGCTCCGGTTCTTCTCCGCGCGCTCAGCGGCGTCCCGCTCGGCCTGCTCCAGATCCGCCTTCAGGCGGCGCTCACGGGCCTGCCTCTCTTCATCGCTCTCGCCCTTGCCCTCTTCGGGGATGGTTTCGCCGAGCAGAAGGGCGCACGCTTCAAACAGATCCGGACGGGCGTGGAGGTCGTAACCCCGAACATGTCCGACCAGGCCAAGCCCGTTGCCGCCCCCCGTACCGCAATGCCGGCAATTCCACTTGCCTTTGGCCAGACTGACGGCAAAGCGATCCTTGCCACCGCAGCGCGGGCACGGACCACCCTGGTCATCCTTGCGCGGCAGTTTCAGGTCGAGAACGCGGACAGCCTTCTCAACGGATTGTGCCTGAGCCTTCCTGATGAAGTCGGAGATGACGTCGCTCATGACCTGTCACCTCCGCAGGAGGAGCAGTAGTATCGCTTCTCCCGGATCACCCATCCGAACAGGCGAGCAAACAGGTTCCTGTTTGAGCCGCAGAAACAGATCTGTCTTGGGCAGGAATGGCAGGTTAGGATCATGCGGCCACCTGCACTTCCTCGACCGCCAGCTGGCTGCAGTTAACTGCTACCAGCGCCCTCGCCACCGGCGGGCATACGCTGTTGCCGACGCAGGACACCTGCACCTCTTTCGAGAAGGGAACCCATTTGCCAGACGCATCGTGGTGGCCGTCGATCTTGTAGTCGGACGGAAATCCCTGGGCGTTGTAGAGTTCGCGCGGCGTCAGCATGCGCATACCGATGTCGACCACGATGAAGGTCAGCCCATCTACCTCGATGGTGACGAACTCGCGTTCATCCCAGAACCCGTGAGACCGGAGAAAAGCCGCGACCTGTCGGGCCCGATCGGCCTGATCCTCAGTGAAGGGCGGCACGTCGACGATAGCTTCGATGTGGGCGTGACGCGGCTTCACGGTGGCGGTGCGCATCGCTTCATCCTCGCGCGACCCTTCGCCCGTGGCGTAATAGGACTGCAGGTAAGGCATTATCAGGCGGCTCTTGCCCTGCCCCTCCGGCATGATCGTCGCAGCGGGAACGTCAACAGGGTGACCGGTCGATGTGCCGAAGTCTCGAGCGATATAGGCCGACACGAGCTGCTGATGACTGCCGGTCTGTGTGATGGTCGAGGCGGCCTCGGTCACGGGGCGACCGGGGTTTACCCCTCCGATCCGCCGGCTGTCGTTGTTCGCCTGCGCCATGTAGGCGCACATGACCGCGTTCTGATCCTTGCCACTGGCCGTGATCGTCTGCGCCTGTCCGTCGACCGGCCGACTTGCGCCTCCCTGCTGGGCATAGGTCAGCACCGGCGCAATCAACGCGTGGCGGTTCTCGCAGGGAATGACGCGGATCGCCTCATCCACAGGCGCCGATCGGTCGACACCTCCGGTGCCCTTGCCATAGTAGGCGCTCAGGTGCGGTGCAACGACGGCATGCTTCACGCCGCCGGCCACCACGCTACCCAGGGGCTGATCGACGCCCATGCAGCGTGGCGCCTGACCTGGTCGCTCTCCATAGCCCGTCTGGACGAGGAAGGGCCGCTTGGCGCGCAGCACATAGCGATCGAAGCCGCGGGCAATTCGAGCGTGGGAGGCGTCAGCAAGAGGGCGGACGGCGCGCAGGCCATGCTTTTCCCAGATCTCCTCCGACGTGTCGAATATTGATGGGCATGGCAGGTTCCAGTCGATGCAGTCGGCGACAATCGGCCAGGGCAGCTTGCGTCCCGCGATCACGTCGGCATCATCCGGACTGCCGTGCGAGGGCCCCGGCCATGAGATTGGCTGACCGTCGAAGCGCATGATGATGAAGAGCCGCTTGCGGATCGTCGGTGCACCATAGTCGCGTCCGCGCAGCTGGCGCATCTCGATCTTCGCGCCCAAACCGCGCAGCTTCTTGCACCACTTCTGGAACGTCTCGCCCTTGCGCTCCGGGTCGGGCATCTCGCCCTTGGCCGTCAGCATCAGTGGCCCGTAGTCCTTAAACTCCTCGACGTTCTCCATAATTACGACGTCGACCTTACCGCCGCTCTTCTGGATGCGTTCGATCCAGCCCGGGATGATCCAGCAAAGGTCGCGGATGTTGCGCGAAACCGGCTTGCCGCCCTTGGCTTTCGAGAAGTGCTTGCAATCCGGGCTGAACCAGGCGAGCCCGATATGCTTGCCGCTGAGGTGATCCAGTGGGTCGATCTTGTAGACATTCTCCGAAAGGTGGATCGTGCCGGGATGATTGACCGCATGCAGCGCCAGGGCCGCGGCGTTGTGATTGATGGCATAGTCCGGAGACCGGCCTAGCGCCTGCTCGATTCCTGTGGAAGCTCCTCCGCCCCCGGCAAAGCTGTCGATAATCAGAGGCCTGCCACCGGCGAGCGGCAGAAGAGCGAGTGCTGACGTGGCCGCAAACAGGGTCGCTTGATGCATGTTCAAAGTGCCGCCCTCCCCGACAGGGACACCGACGCCCGCGGCGGTACGAAATCGTCACGGAGCTCCGCGAGATCTTGATCATTGGCGATGCGCAGCTGACCCATCACCGTGAGTGCGTGGAGCGCCTGGTCGAGCGGCTCCGGCCATCGGTCGCGATGTAGGGCAATGAAGGGCGTCCCGCGCGACCAGCCGCGCAGGTGGTAGGGGTCCGATATGAAGCGCATCCGCTCCACCTTGAGAAAGTCGAGGTTGAAGTCGGTCGCCGTGCGATGGCATTCCATCTTGTTCGGCGCCACGACGAGGAGAAGGCGTTGCTGCTCTTTCATGTTGCATCTCCCGCGGAGAAAATGCCGTCGAGCCGCTTACGGGCCTTTGCCGTTAGCGACCACTTCTGCGCCCTGCCCACGCGACGGATCAGCTCGTCCGCAATGAGGTTGTTCATCGCCCGCTCGACGCCGGTACGTGTCGCCTTGAAGCGCGCGGCGATCTCGTCCTTCGTCGCCTCGAGCACTCCGTGCTCAGTCTCGTAGACGGCGCGGATGATGGAGGCCGCCAACTTCGGGTAGCTGCCATGCGACGAAGCCTCCCCCGTCAGCCGCTCTGTGATCCCTTCGGTGACGATCGGTGGGGCAATGTCCGGGGTCGGAATGGCATAGGCATGCGAGAGGCGGGCATGCTCGCCAATATGCTCACCGAGCATTCTCCCCTTGCCTTCCTCGTCGAGGCGCTCCTGGACAAGCCGAGCGAATTCCGACTTCTCATGCGGCAAAAGCGCGTCGAAGCGCTGCGGGGTCATTGAGAACTTTTCGCCGAAGACGTTGAAGGCCATGATCAGGTCCACCTCGATTGGCGTTGCCGGGAAGGTTCGGGAGGATGTTCCGTGAAAGGGAGATCGGAGGGCGGAGAGGTCGTAGCCGGGTGCTGATCAGCCGCTCCAGTCCCCGCCCCCGCCTGCGCCTCGGCCTGGGAGGCCACCTCGGCGCAGTATGCGTCGCAGATCTCTTTCTCGGCTGCGTCACGCCTGGCAATCCAGTCGAGGATCCGGCCGTGGTGCTTGCCAAAGTCATTGTCGAGCGCGACCTCGACCCGTCGCTCGCGAAGCAGGGTTTCGGCATAGGATCGGTCAGAGAACCAGATGGAGAGTACCGGCGCCCCCGCCTGCAGTTCTGAAATCTCAGGGCCGGACATGACGCGGATCCATGACGGGAGCCGTTCAACGGCACAGCCCAGCAGCGCCAGCGAGGCGCGCTTAGGATTGTCGGTGACGATGATCAGGAGGATGTCAGCCATGCGCCACGCTCCCGAAGTCGAGCATCGGCGAGGCATGCAGGGACGCATCAGTGGCGGCCAGTCTCTCATGCGCAACTGCGACCCATTGCGGATCAATCTCATGCCCGACAAAGCAGCGCCTCGATTTCAACGCTCCTACACCAGTCGAGCCAGAGCCCGCGAACGGATCGAAGACAAGAGAACCGCGATTTGAGAAGTGCAGGCACAGATCGGCCATCAATGCCGATGGCTTTTCAGTTGGATGGCGTCCGTCGCGCCACGGGCCGTTGGTGGGGCACTTCCACCAGTTCCTACGCCCGCCGCCGTTCCATCTGGAATAGCCAGAGCCACACCAGACGGCCACAAAAGGCTCGACGGCGAAGGCCGGACCTTGTCCGTTCATCTGCGGTGCGCTGTCTGGCTTGATCCAGAAGCAGGCTCGTTTGTACTTGGCTCCTGCCAGCTCAAAGGCATCTCGCCAGGCGGCAATCCCCTCTGGGGTGCAGAAGACCAAAGCCCATCCGCGGGTGATACGAACGATCTCGCGCGCGGTTTCCAGCCTGATTGGTCCGATGGCGCCGAAGTCCAGAGGCTTCAGTTCAGGCCCACTGTCTACCCTCAGCCGCCGCGCGGCGGGGACTGATTTGGCCGCGTGCATCACCTCCTCATAGGGAGGGTCGGTCAACGTCAAATCGACCGAATCCGCATCCATCGCAGCCATGGCCTTAATGCAGTCGGTTTGTTCGATGGACCATGAGCGAGCCAATTCCATCAGACCCTCCCCGCCATGACGTCACGATGGGCTGCGCAGTAACTCTTGAGCAGATCTGTCGCGGCGCCGCAGCAGGGCATGTCGGGGCCGGACGCAGCCTCGAAGGCAACGAGCGGGAAGCGGCACTGGTCACGGCCGAGCGACAAGAACGGCCTTGGCTCGACATCCGCCAGGCGGAAGCGGGACAGGTCTGATCTCGCCCCGGTCTCGCTCCCTTCTGCCCAACGTGGAGATTCTGGCGTGACTGGTGGCACCATAGGAACACTCGGCCGCGCCTCAACAGACGCAGCCCGCGCCTTCCGCAGCGCCGGGACATTGACGGACTTCAGGCGCTGCTGTCCTGCCGGACGAGGCACGCTGCGCTGCACCTGCGCCGTGACGGTGGTGAGTGAGCGCTTCGTTCGCTCTGGGAAAAGCGCCCGGTTGCGGTGCGCGAGGCCAAGGATTGCGTTACGGGTGGCTTTAAAACGCTTGCCGATGACGGTGGCGGAATGTCCCTCGGTCCAGAGCTTTGCTGCGCTGGCGATATCGGCGTCTGACCAGTTCATGATCCAGCTCCCGAAAGGGGCTGGTCAAAATAGACAGCCCCGCCTGAAAGACCGAGGGATGCAGCAAGCGAGAGCATCGGCTTGTTGTGCAGGATGGTGCCAAAGCCGAATTGCTCATGCCCCCCGTCGACGGCTTCCTGCCGCACCAGAGCAACCAGGGTGCGGGCAATGCCGCGCCTGCGAAACTCCGGCGAGACATAGAGAATGTCGAGCCAGAGACCTTGGTAGTTCTCTGGAGGATAAAAGACGGCGATACCGGCATTGAGGAAACCGTCGTGTGTAGCTTGACGGGCAAGGAACATTTCTTCGCCGCCGGTCAGCGGCTCGCGGTCTGCGGGGATCATTCCCTCCACCTGCCCTGCTCGCATCATGGCGTCAGCAATGGATTTCCAGCGATCGTCACAGGGGAGCCGGTCGTACTGCATGGCTACGCCCCCACCTTCTTGAGCACGATCTTCAGTGCCTTGACGGCCTCATCGACCTCGCGGGTGATGTCTTTGCGGTCGGCAGCACAGATCTTGCCGTCGGCGAGAGCGGAGGTGATCGAGCGGATGACGTCGCCCGTTTCGTTGGCGATATTGAGCGCATCGGCAGCTGTGACGACCGTCGCGTCTTCGTCCACGCCATTGATCGGCACGAGCTTGAAGCCGAGCATTTCAGCCATGGCGGAAACGATGATCGGGCTGCCGGCCTCAAGGTCCGCCTCGACAGCAACGTCGATTGGCATGAAGGTCTCAGCATGTTCTTCGTTCGGCGAACCGTACTTGGAGAGATTGCCCTCCTTGATACGGGTGACGGCGGCAAAGGACCGTGCGCCGCCAGCGATCTCGATCGCCCGGCGGATCGCTGCTTTCAGGGTCATCCCCTGCCTGTCGGAAATAGTGCGCAAAAGTTCTCTCCCCCCGAAAAATCAAGGAAATATTTGAGACATTGATTTCAGTGAAAGGCGCGGGTGGCGCCGGTAGGGTCAGCCCATCAGATCACGGGGGACCACATGGAAAACGAGACCACTTCATTCAGCAGCCTCCTGTACTTCAGCGCCCTTGATACGATCGGCCGAAAAGAAGTCCTCCGGGCGCAGGTCGATGTTCTGGGCACGAGCATAATCGAGAAGAACATGAGCCTCCCGTGCGGGGATAATTCCACCGGTACCCTCGCGCGCAGAGATAGGCGCAGTCCACCGGTAAACCCGAGATGGATGCTTTCCAACAATCGCCGCAACAGCAGACGCGCCTCCAAAGAGGCGGATAATCGACGCAGCAGGTTCTTCTTGATGGTGTGCCATGCTTATTAATTGCGATAATCGCTATTTAACGTCAAGCGCAAATTACGATCATCGTGATTTTATTTCTTGCGGAAAGCGCGAATATCCCGCCATGAGCGATCCACAATTGAAGTTAAAGCAATGGCTTAGCAATAAGCTGGAGCCCCGAGGGACATCCGCACAGCTGGCGGCAGCACTGGGCGTTCAGCCCGTGGCCGTGACCAGGATGAAGAATGTGGATAGCGATAACCCGAAAGAGAGACGGCAGATCCGGCCCGACGAAATTGAGCGCATTGCCCGCTTCTTTAACGAACTGCCGCCTGGATTCGAGCAGATGACGTCTTGGCTCGCCGATGCGGACACCACCCCGCCAGCCTATCTCCCGAAATCCAATGCGAGCTTCCCACCGCGGTACCAACAGTTCAAATCTGATGGGTACGTCCCGCTGCTCGGGCAGTCGGTCGCGGGCCCTAACGGCCGCTTCATATTGAACGGAGCAGAGGTGGCTAGGTTGTTCGTACCCCCTATGCTTGAGGGCGTGGAAGGTGCGTATGCGGTAAGGGTCTACGGCACATCAATGGAGCCGAGATTTAAGGCCGGGGAGACAGTTTGGATCAACCCGAATGAGCCCGTACGCGCCGGCGATGATGTCATCGTTCAAATTCTGACAGATGAAGAAAACCAGCGCGAGAGCTACATCAAGGAATTTAAGTCACAGTCGTCCAAGGTCACGCGCCTTTGGCAACACCACCCTGATGAAGGCGAAACCAACGATCTGCAGTTTCCCACCAGCCAAGTCTTCTCGGTCCATAAGATCGTGTTTCACGCAACCGTTTGAGCTACTTCTTCCGCAAGCCATGAAGGCCTGATCGTCAGGTTTCGTTCGTTTGGAGGCCGCCTAGGGCATTCGCTACAGCGGATCTTCCTACAGAGCTGCATGAAATTATGCACCCCAAGGGTGGAAGCCTTGCTGAGCGAAGGGAGCCTCATAATTCTCGAATGCCCACAATCGTCGCAAGCGACGTATAGGCTCGACAACTCAACGACTAGTCGCATCGCATCAGGGTGATCGAAGGGAGCACCGCGTGACATTTCTCTCTCCGTTTCGTTCTCTTTTCGTTCTCTTAAAAAGCATCTTCCCCCGAGAGAGTCGAGTCTGAATATTGGCTGCGAAAAGAATCAGTGCACGCAAAGGCCTGGCGTAAAATATCGCTTTTCGCAATTATTGAGCTTGACGTGAAATAGCGATTATCGCAATTATGGACGCATTGCCACACGGAGATGCAGCCATGATCCGCTATGCCGAGAACCCGAAACATTATCAGACCTCCCCTGCCACGCGCTGCGCCCGCTCGCTAACTGAGCGAATGGCGGAAGACCTGCGCGAAGCCGGCTTTTCCGGCCAAGGCGATGTGCAGTCTCTCGTCGATCGCGGTTGGAGCCGGGCCACTGTGATCCGCCTTGGACCTACCGCGATCGCAATTGCTAGGCGGCAGTCCGTCCGGCAGATCGCGAGGGGATGACCATGTCACTTCTGGCTCATCACGCCCGCAATCACGGTCCCCTTGGGACCAAACAGTCGAAGAGCCTCGTCGCAGGTTTCGCTCACAGTCCTCATCCGAAGGCTCGAAGCGGCTTTGGTGTTTCCTTGTCGGACAGCGTCGTAATCTCGTCCGTACCCTCCTTTCACCCCGATCATATCAACTTCGTTAAGCATGGCCCACCGCTCCAGAATGGCGAAGTCTACTTCGAGGGTCGGGCAGGCGCTGCCGTATGCCAGGACTTCACCGGCAATCTTCGCCGCTCTTTCCTCTGCCACGACAGCCAAAGGGGCGAGCAGAATAGCCGCTGCAGCAGCGATAAACGCCTTCATGAGTTCCTCCCTGACATAAACCCTTTTCTCCAGTCTCGCCGAAATCGCTCTGAAGGCAAGTGCGACCCGAAACTGTTCGACATCCTCGTCGAGCGTACGGCCATCTTCAATCGCGCCCTCTCCTATCTCCTGTCGGCTTTCGTCGTGTTCGGTCTCGGCTTTCTCGCCGCGACCGTTGGTTTCTGAGCGGAGGCGGCGATGATGAACATGCGTGCTCACCAACCTCAGCCCCTCACCTTCCCGAGACTGGCCGAAAAGCCGGTCTGGTCGATCCGCAACGATGGCTTCGTGATCGATCTGGCAGCACCAGGCGTGGCGTCCGTCTGCTTTGTCGAAATGGGCGCGGCCCTAGCGGGCACACGCCGCTTCGAGGGTCGAGGCATTTCGATTGCCCAGCACTGTGTGATGGGTGCGCAGGCGATCCTGAATGAAGGCGGCACGCAACTGGAGGCCGCTCTTTTCCTGCTTCACGACGGGCACGAGTGGCTGCTAGGCGACTGGACACAGCCCCAACAGCAGTTGCTGGGCTCGCTCCTGCCATCGCTCGCCGTCAAGGCCGCAATCGGACAGATGAAAGCGGGCTGGGACGCGGCGATCTATGCTGCCGCCAATCTTCCTCTTCCCGAATTCTGGACTACGCGGCAGAAGAACCTTGTCAAGTCCATGGACGAGCGGATGTGCCGCGCCGAGGCGATCACTCACTTCGGACCACAGGCCGCCAGCCAGTTCTCAGACAACCATCCCCCGAAGACCACCGGAACGATCTGCATCTGGGGCACAGCCCGTGCGGAAGAGAAGTTCGCGGAATACTGCCACACCTTCATCGGCCCCGAGATTATCGCACGGCAGGCTGCGCTCTCTGTCAAAACGAGAAGGGGCGCCACACGATGATCGATAGCACCCTCCAACTCAGCATCGGCCTCGCCTTCGACGCCCATGACGTCAAGCTGCCACTTGAGAGAAGCAACGACTGCATCGCCACCATCGTCGATGCGTCGGGTCGCGACGTCCTCACGCTCGATGTCAACAACGAGCGGCCGGACAGCGACATCGAGATCCTTACCGAGCTCGTCCTCAACATCATCAACGCCAGCGCTGGCGGCATGTTCGCTGCCGGCAAGGTTGCGGCAGAAAGGACATCCTGATGGCCAAGCACGTCCCGTTCCGAGTCCACTTTGAGGACGGCCATAAGCTCGACGTAGACGCCGAGACGGCCCAGGAGGCATCGGTGAAGGCAAAGACGACCTACGACGGCATCGTCCGCAAAGTCAAAGTGGTGCGCGAAAGCGAGGCAGCATGACCAAGGTCCTGGTGTCTCCCATCAAGTCTTTCCCGCTGACCGGCAGGGCGCTCTGCCTGACCGACGAAGCCGGGCAGTTGACCGCCGGCTGCCACAAGGACGGCTCGCCGCTTGAACAGCGGTTTTCCGGCGGTGCTTTTACGCTGGCAGAAGCCGACGGCAGCTGCCTCGTGCCACCGGCCGACTTCGCGGCCGTGCTCGATTATTGCGAGCGCATCATCGAGGGCGATGTTCGAGCTTCGACCGCGCCTGGTGTCGTCATGATGCTCGCGGCGGCTGTTATGGCCGTGATGCTGTCATGGCCTGTCGCTAGCCCGCCAGAACCAGCGGCCGCTGCCATGGGAGACGCCTGATGTCCGGCTCCGTCAACAAGGTCATCCTGATCGGCAACTGTGGCGCGGATCCTGAAATCCGCCGCACCCAGGATGGTCGAGCAATCGCCAACATCCGCCTCGCCACATCCGAAAGCTGGCGCGACCGCACCAGCGGCGAGCGCCGCGAAAAGGTCGAATGGCATACGGTCGTCATCTTCAACGAGGCTCTGGCGAAGATCGTCGAGCAGTACGTGAAGAAGGGCGCCAAGATTTATGTCGAGGGCCAGCTCCAGACGCGCAAGTGGCAGGACACCCAGGGCAACGATCGCTACTCGACCGAGGTCGTGCTGCAGGGCTTCAACGCAAAGCTCGAGATGCTCGATAAACGGCAGGGCTCTGGCTACCAGGCCGGCGGCAGTGGACCGGGCGACTATGGCCTCGACGAAGACCGCGCCACCGGCGCTTCCAGCCAATCCTCAAATTCGCAGACCGCGGGCGGAGGCAACTTCTCGCGTGATCTCGACGACGACATCCCTTTTTGACGGAGAGATCAGATGAAGATCATACGCGATGCGCAGGCCCTCATGGGCATGTTGGAAAGCGGCGAACTCAATCGCGAGTTCACCGACGCCTTCACGAAGGTGCTGGAGAAGCTCGACGAGCTTTCGTCCGACCAGCCGAAGGTCACCTTCAAGGGTGAGATATCCCTCAAGCTGAAGCTCGAGGTGAAGAACGGCATGGTCGAGATCAATGCCGAGATCCCTCCGCCCAAGCTGCCGAAGATGCCGCGCCGTTCGACGGTCTACTTCCTCGTCGACGGCGGCAGGCTCTCGACCGAGCACCCGCAGCAGAACGACATGTTCGGCGGACCGCGGGAGATCGACCGCAGCCGCCCTCAGCTCACAGACGCCTGAAATCTAACCCTGAAGGAAACAGGACATGGATCAGCTATCCGAAACTGCCGTGAATGCCATTGCCGAACTCACCCGCGAGGGAGGCGTCACGCTTCATAACATCTCGCCGCCGGTCTCGCCCGGCCTGCCCTCATCGGTTCCCGTTCTGATCGACGCCAAGACCGGTTGCGCCCTTAGCGTCAAGCACCTCGTCGAAGAGTGGCGGGTAACGCCGGACCGCAAGCGAGGCACAGCGACGGTAGACACGTTGGAAAGCTTCATCGACCTGGTGGACAGGCACAAGACGGAAAGCAGCGTCATCTTCGCCGACATTGACTGGAAAAAGCCGTCGCTGACCGCGATCATCGACTACCACGAGAAGGGCGCCGCCGGCCCGGCCGACAACGGCAAGCACCGCATTCACTACCCCTTCCCGCTTTCCGAGGAGTGGAAGGCATGGGTGGGCAGCAACGCGCAGCCAATGAAGCAGGCGGAGTTTGCCGAGTTCATCGAAGACCGGATCGCCGAGCTCGCCACGCCGCATGAAGAAGAGGTCTCCGACTGGCAGGAGAAGCTCGGCGGCAAGGTCGCCTACCCGAATGAGATCGTGATGCTCTCACGCGGCCTGAAGGTGAACGCCGAGACCAAGGTGGCCAATCACGTGACGCTGGCGTCTGGTGAGGCGCAGATCACCTTCGAGGAAGAGCACAGGGACCAGAACGGCCAGAAGCTGAACGTGCCGAGCCTCTTCATCATCAAGCTGCCGCCATTCTTCCGCGGCGAGCCGGTGCGGGTGCCTGTGCGGCTCCGATACCGGTTGCAGTCCGGCTCCCTCATCTGGTTCTACCAGCTCTACCGGCCTGATGTTTACATCACCGAGGAAGTCGAGCTCTCGCTGGAACGCGCCGCAGCCGCAACCGAACTGCCCGCCTTCCAGGGCACCGCGGAAATGAAGGCCTGATCCCCAGGGCGGCGCGTCCTGCGCCGCCCCCTTACTCTCGCGAGAGGCTTCCCATGTTCACCGCAAGCAAGTCATCGATCCTGGACGCCCTAAGGCTGGTCAGTCAGATCGTAGAGCGCCGCAACACGATCCCGATTCTGCAGAATGTCCTGATTGACCTCTGGGGAAACAGCGGCAAGCTGACCGCGAGGGTGAGCGATCTCGACGTCGAGGCGACAGTGCCCTTCGCCGCGACCGTCGACACGGATTTTCGCGGGTTCACCATTCCGGCCCACATGCTGATGGATATCGTCAAGAAGCTGCCGGACGGCGCTGATGTGCGGGTAGAGGCTACCGATGCGGACCTGTCGTCCGTGACCATCAAGTCGGGCTGCTCCCGGTTCCGGCTGTCTGTTTTATCTCCGCATGATTTCCCGTCGCTGGAAGGTGCAGAGCTACCGTTCTCGGTGGAGATCCCTGCCGCGGCGCTCGAGCGTGCCATCACGTCCGTCCGCTTCGCGATCTCAACGGAAGAGACCCGCTACTACCTGAACGGCATCTTCTTTCATCCCGCGCCGACCGGCCTGAAGCTGGTGGCGACGGACGGTCACCGACTGTCGAAGCGGTTCATCCCGCTCGATGACGTGCCGCAGGACATGCCCGGGATCATCATTCCGAAGAAGACAGTGGAGGCGATCGCCAAGCATCTGCCGAAGGAAGGTTCGATCACTCTCCAGGTGTCGGACGCGAAGATCCGGTTGCTCATCGGCGACATGGTGCTGTTGTCGAAACTGATCGACGGCACGTTTCCGGACTACCAGCGTGTCATCCCGAACAACGAAGCGTTCATCGAGATCGAGGGCAAGCAGCTCGCCGCAGCGATTGACCGAGTGTCGACCGTCTCCACGGGCAACGGTCGGGCGGTAAAGATGACCTTCGCCGGCGGGTCCCTGAAGCTGCAGGTCAGCAATCCGGACGCCGGCAATGCCGAGGACGAGGTTGCCTATGAAGGCGACGCCGATCTGGAGACAGGCTTCAACGCCAAATACGTCAACGACGCTCTCGCCAACCTCTCCGACAGCACGATCCGCATGCACCTCGGTGAGACCGGCTCACCGGCCGTGCTGCGCGCCGACGGCGACCATGTCGAGAACGTCATCGTCCTGATGCCGATGCGCGTGTGAGGGAGACGAGGATGCGTGAGCAAACCCCTATTGGAGATCAGGTGATGTCAAACCGTCAGCCGACGCCAGGTGTACATGAGAACATGCCGCGACCTTTCGATCGCGCCGCCCGGGCTTGCTATGAGGGCCGCTTTCAGGGCGAGCTCGCGCTCGTCACGGATTGGGATAAGCTGCCCGACTATGTGAAGGATCGGTGGCGGGATGCTGTGTCGGCAGTCCTGTCGACGGGACAGCCTGCTTCAGCCCATCCACGAGCGGACGTAACGGACGAAGAGCTTGAGCAGTGGGCAAAGCTCCGGGCTGATGATGCTGGGCGACTAGCCCGGGAACTCATCTCCTACCGTCGCTCCGCCACCCCCTCACCCGAGTCACATTTGGTGGCAGATGACCTAGAAAAAACCGCCCTCATCATCTGGAGAAATCTTGGTTTCGCGAATGATCGCCTCGACCAGGTCCCAATCTTGGCAGCCGAGCTCCGGAAGCTTCTCGGTGCCATATCGTCCACCGCGCATTTGGACGGGGGAGATCACGTTGATAAGGCGCTGGCATGGGATGCCGCCCAAGCCTCGTTCCAGAAAGGGTACGAGAGAGGCAAAGCACACGCCAACGCAACACTGCAGACACGCGCAGAGGGTGACCCGCCACTACGCGCCGACGCGACACATCAGTTCGAATACCTTAATTCGGCTGAAATGGTCGCCGCCAACGCGCCTAGCCCAGATGAGCGAAATTGGGAAACAGAGTTCAACGCCTTATCGCCCGAACAGCAAGGCAAGATCAGGCATTGCGCCGACAGGTTCGGCGTTCCGTTGATCGCTGCCTACTATCGGGCGAAGGCCTTGGAAGTGATCGAAGACGACCCCGCACCCCAGTCGAATGTGCGGGTGAAGCCGCTTGAGTGGAAGCCGCTGGGGAAGTCTTTCGAGGCGACCACCCCCTTCGGTGAGTTCTACGCCCAGCACTACAGCGAGATCGACGGCGAAGGCTGGACGGCAGTCTACAGTGAGGCCACCGAGATCGGAGACTTCCCGACCGCCGACGACGCCAAAGTCGCAGCCCAAGCTGACTACGAGCGCCGCATCCTGTCGGTCCTCTCCACCACGGAGGGCTCGGCAGAATGACGCCAACCCGTCCCGTTCTCCGCTACCTCGGCGGCAAGTGGCGCCTCGCCCCTTGGATCATCAGCCACTTCCCCGCGCATCGTCTCTATGTCGAGCCGTTCGGTGGAGCCGCATCCGTTCTGCTTCGCAAACCGCGCTCTATGGGTGAATGCTACAACGACCTCGACGGCGAGGTGGTCAACCTTTTCAGGGTGCTTCGAGACACCTCAAGCGCCAGCGAGTTGCGCCGCTTGATAGACCTGACCCCATTTTCGCGCGAAGAGTATGATGCCGCGTTCGATCCGACCGAAGAACCGATCGAGCGCGCTCGCCGCCTCGTCGTGCGCTCCTACATGGGACACGGCTCAAGCTCGGCGATAAGCCAGAAGAGCACAGGCTTTCGGGCCAGCATGGTCAACCGGGGTGGTGCGTTGCCGGCCGGCGAATGGCCGACACTACCAGGCGCGCTGCAGGCGGTCACAGATCGCATGCAAGGGGTTCTGATCGAGAACCGGCCAGCCTTTCAAATCATCGATCGGTATGACGAAGCCGAGGCTCTGATCTACCTCGACCCGCCGTACGTCCCTGACACCCGATCGCAGAAGCGGCGCAGCGGCGCGCAATATCATGCGTACAAGCACGAGCTGACCGACGAGCAGCACATCCAGTTGCTCGACCGCATCGTGAGCTGCCGTGCAGCCGTGGTTCTGTCGGGCTACCCCTCCGAGACTTACGATCAACATCTTACCGGCTGGGAGCGGGTCGAAGTGGCTGCGCATGCCGACGGCGCCTTAGATCGAACTGAGGTTCTGTGGATCAACCCGCACTGCGCTTCGCGCCTCCATGCCGAGCGATCCCCGCTTTTCTCCAATCTCACGGGAGACGCCGCGTGACCGACAAGCTTCTGCCATGCCCGTTCTGTGGCGGCGATCGCCTCAAACATTTCGGCAAGGAGATCCAGTGCCAGCAGTGCCAGGCGCTAGGCCCTCTTCCGGCCGACGGTGAGATCACCCCTCAGATCGCCACCGATTGGTGGAACCGCCGCGCACCCGCGCCCCAGCCGAATGTGCGGGGGAAGCCGACCATAGCTGTCGGCACCTATACGATCACTGAGCTTTATGCTGGTCGCACCGTCGAGAGCGATCATGTCTTCATGGAGCCAGCCGACGATCTCGCTGCCATTGTCGGCGATGTCGCGCTGGATAACTACGAGCCGACTGAGGATATGCTCCTTGCAGGGGAAGAGGCTTACCATTCCGCACCTCGGGACGAGGACGGGTGCACCGCCATGGCATCTGCTTTCAAGGCGATGCTACGGGCCGCCAACCCATCGCCCCAACCGAATGTGATCGGTGACGACGGCCCGCGCTACAGCATGAAACGGATGCGTGACGAGATCGCCAAGGCGAAGGACTATGCGCGCCGTGAGGCGCTGGCAGAAGCCGCGACCGCAGCGGAGGCATTCCGCGACAAGAACTGGATAGCTCACGACATCAAGACCGGCATCTTCCCTAAGAGATCCGAAGCCGGCGTTGCCATCGCTGACGCCATTCGCACCCTTGCTGTGACGCCCGCTCCCGTTCCGCATGCGGTAGTCACCCTGCCAGCCGAGACAGTAATCGCGATACGTGACGCTCTGATCGCGAACGATGTTTCTGAGGCGTACCACCTTCTTTATCAAGCGGTCGATCCAACGTTCTGCCGTCTTGAGCCATGGGCAGATACGGAGGCCACTCTCCCATCACCGCAGCCGAGGGAGGTGGGGTCCGATGACTGACATCATGCTCCCCAGCCTTGCCCTGTCGATTCGCCAGCCATGGGCCCACGCGATCGTCCACGGCTGGAAAGACATTGAGAACCGCAAGTGGACCACGAAGCTGCGCGGCCCGATCTGCATCCATGCCAGCGCCTATAACAAGCGCAACTATGAGGAAGACCGCGAGGACTATCTCAACGTCCTGCATGGCTATGTTCACCCGGTGAGCGTGCCGCCTCTGGAGATGTCGTTGACGCAGACGCCAGACTTCGGCGCGATCATCGGCACAGCTACGATCGTCGATGTGGTGGAGAACCATGACAGCCCGTGGTTCTTCGGGCGTTACGGCATTGTCCTTGCCGAGCAGACGCCGCTGGAAAAGCCGATCCCTTTGAAAGGTGCCCTTGGGTTCTTTGAGTGGCGAAAGCGCATGCCGGCGACGATGGAGGAGGTCCACCAGGATCAAATCGAACGACCGCGCCTGAAGCCCGCCGAAGCGCAGCGGAGCTTGTTCGATGGCTGATCGATCTCTTCCCTACATTTTCCGCTGGAACCGACAGGGGCGAAAAGGCCAGCCATGCGAGGTCATGATCCGAACCAAGGTCATGAACAGCCGTCTCGTCCGCTTCGCAGACGGCTATACCATGGTCACCAGCGGCAACGCCTTGAAGAAAAATCCGGAGGCTTCACGATGAGCGGACCGATAGGAAACGTCCATACCTTGGACGAAGCCGCGGCGCATTTACGGATCAATAAGCGCCGCGTTGCAAAGATTGCGAAAGCGCACGGCCTGTGCACTGTGTCTGGCCGCGACTACCTCTTCAGCGATGAAGACCTCCGCACCATTTGGGAACTGCTTCGATGCCCCTCAAACTCATCCAGCGAAAAGGCTCCGACAACTGGTACGTCCGGGGCACCGTCCGCGGACAAAGCGTTTTCGAATCTACTGGCACATGCGACCGCAAAGTCGCGGACGAAATCCGCGTCAAGATCGAAAGCCGCCTCCTCGCCGAAAGCGTCCACGGAAAGAAAGCCCTCGTCACCTTCGAAGAAGCGGCTGACGCCTATATCGCATCCGGAGGATCGGCCCGCTTCCTGATCAAGGTTTCGCCGGCGGGGAAGGTCTCTGGCATCGCTGCGCATTTCAGGGGAAAGTTGCTGAAGGATCTTAGCCAGGCCGATCTTGATATGGCCGCCCGCGTCCTGTTCCCCAAAGCATCGGCCGAGACGCGGAACCGGCAGTGCTACACGCCCTTCATCGCCGTCTGGAACAACGCTGTCGTCAACCAATGGGCAGAGACGCGTCAGTGGAGACGGCCGAGGAAACCGAAGGGCACCAACGTCACCATCCTGAAGCGCGAGCGCGCAGGCACCAAACCCGTAAGCTACGACCGTGCCGCGCAGTTCGTCTCCTCCATGACACCGGCCACGGCGCAGATCATGACCGCCCTCTTCTATAGCGGCATGCGCCCGATTGAGCTCTTCACGCTCGAGGCGAAAGACATCAACCTCGACGCCCGGTGGATCACGATCGACAAGACGAAGACTGGTGAGCCCCGCGGCGTACCGATCCATGAATTTCTCGTGCCGCTCTATACCTCACTGATAACCCGCGGCGGCATCCTGTTCCGCTCCCACAAGGGAGAGCCCTACCCGCCGACAGAGGAATTTGGTGGGCAGATAGCAAATGCTGTGACCGGCGCCAGAAAGCGCCTGGCGAAGAAGGGCATCGTCATCAATGAAATATCGCCCTATACCGCGAGGCACACTGTCTCTACGCAGCTGGTGATCAACGGTGTGCACCCGCACATCAAAGACCAGATCCTTGGCCATGCTGCTGACGATATGAGCCGCTACTATACACATGTGCCGCAGCAACCTCTCATTGAGGCGATCAACACGCTTCCGGTACCGCCAGCGTGGCGGATGATGGGATGGTGGCAGGATCCGGTCTACTGGTCCCGCTGCCTGTTGAGGAAAGCAGGACGTCAGGCCCGCGAACGCCAGGAAGCATAAGCTAATCCCACCTGTAGGAAGAGAACCATGGCCGATACATCGATAGAGTGGACGGACGCGACGTGGAACCCTGTTGCCGGGTGCACGATCATGAGTGCCGGCTGCACCAACTGCTATGCCATGCGGATGGCCGCGAGGCTGGAAGCGATGGGCGTCGACAAGTACCGGGGGTTGACGCGGAAGAGCGGCGGTCGGGCGAAATGGACCGGGGTCCTGAGGCTGGACGAGGCGGCTCTTTCGGTACCGGAGAAGTGGTCGAGGCCTCGCAACGTGTTCGTTAACTCGATGTCTGACCTCTTCCACCCTGACGTGCCTAGCGACTTCATCGGGCGCGTCTGGGAGGTGATGAAGAGAACACCACGCCACACCTATCAAATCCTGACGAAACGGCCGGACCGGATGGCTGAGGTGCTTTCCTCAGGCTTTGACGTGTTGCCTAATGTCTGGCTCGGTGCAAGCGTTGAAGACGATCGTGTCATCCACCGCCTCGATGAGCTCCGCCAGGTGCCAGCCGCGATTCGTTTCGTTTCCTTTGAACCTCTGATCGGCTCGGTTGCCGACGGCAGGCTTGACGGTATTCACTGGGCTATTGTCGGGGGGGAGAGCGGCCCGAATGCTAGGCCGATGGATCCGGAGTGGATCGACGAGATCTTTGATCTGTGCACCGACGCTGGCGCAGCATTCTTTTTCAAGCAGTGGGGCGGGAAGAACAAGAAAGCTACAGGCCGCAGCTATCGTGGCAGGGTATGGGACGAAATGCCGGTTGCTGCGGCTTAGAATTCGAAGCTACCCTGCTTTTCCTTGTTTGCCGCAATTTTCCAGAATTTGTGAGCCTGCTCGTGCGCAGCAACCAGCAGCAGCCAGTACAGGTGCTGTTCCTGGCCACCTTTGATCAGCTTCATCTCGGCCGAGGGATCGAACCCGGCCTGCTCGACCAGTGAACGCCAGTGATCAACAAGTTCGCCCCTTATCGCTCTCTGACCCTGCGCCACATCTACTACAGCCCTCCAGCCGGGAGCGAAAGCGTCCAACGCCGAAGCGTCCGCCTTGATGTTTCGACCCAAGTTCCGCTGCAGGTCCATCTTGTTAAGGTGGACGAGGATATCCATCCTCTTCCGCTTTGCGAGAGTCTTGAAAATATCGAATTCCAGAACGCCTAAGCTGAACGGGTCCAGGAAGGCAAAATGAAGACCATAGATGTCTAGCTTAGAGACAATCTCGCTGGCTGTGACCTGAGCCGGGCCCAAGAAAGCCTCCACCGGTGCACCGGCAGCCTTAAGGCGGTCGGTAGCGGCATTCAGCCTTACCTCATCGAGATCTGCTATATAGACCTTCGAGAAAGGCGCACCACCGGCAACGCTTTTCCGCCAGGCCGCAACGCAACCACCGTCGATGAAGCCCCCATCTTTTATCTTCGCTCTGCCAGGGCCGCAAAAGAGATCGACATAAGTTGCTCCCGCCTTGCCAGGGGCGACGAACATGCGCCTAACGCCGCGAGAGATGTCGATGTATCGACAGAGATAGTCGTGTTTCTCTGTCGCCCAGCTGCCTACCTCCTCGGCCGGCAAGCCATCGTCACCAGGAACTAGTTCGCCCATAAGCGATCTCTCCACACAACCGCAAGGTTGCTCCAGGGGACGGAGCAACCTTGCGAGTGTTTCAGAAGATCACGCTGATTGAAACTGGACCAGTGATATTAAGCTGTGCACAATCCGTGCAGTGAATACTGCACTGCTACAATGTCTGCAATGATTATGGCTGTTTACGCAACGTGGGCCGCTTCCTTGGTAAGGGAGAGGCCGAGAGTTCAAATCTCTCTAGCAGCACCATTTTTCCTATTTGATTTTGCTTCTCATTGTCCGGTTACAGCCGCTCCGGCGCTAGGTAAGCAGCGGTATAAACGAGCAAAAGAAGCGCGAAAACCTGCATTTGCGTGCAAAATCGCGGAGCTTGTTTACTCGGATGTTCTTGATCGCCAGAAACGTTCAGTGCTGACTGCACCGCTGGGAAGATATAAGAGCAACCAAGCAAATGGTCGGCTGAAGGATTTGATGGACGGCGGCTATGCCCCAATCCAAACCATGACCCCTTGCACTATAGCTTGGGGCATCCCCTAAAGTCACGATTCCGGTTCGTCCCCCACTCGTGCAGAGGCCTTGGCAAGTTTCTGAGCATCGCGCTTAGATGACAACATTGTCGCCAACGACTCGCTGCGTTGGCGGCGCTTAGCTCTCGCGATGTACCACTCAGTGAATAGAGTCTCGATTAATTGAATAAGTATCTTGGCTTCATCAGGCGACACATCAATGATTTCATTGACGTTTTTATCCATATGAGCCCCAATATCCCCCACGCTTCTGAGGGCCACAATATCTGACCAAAGGTCCGGGGATATTTGTTCTTTGACCAAGCTAAGTTCGGCACCCAGGTTGCCCCGCTTCTCTTGGGGTACCTGGAAAAAATCTCGAACGATGCCCTGGAGGCAGCGACGCGCCATTGCGGCAGAGGCCCTGCCGCTTAGGTCTGCGATAAGAACAGCCTCCGAATAGGTAATCTTAATCTCATCGGGAACCTCATCAGGAAGTGATATTACCTTGGCTTCGGGAAGCAGGCGGCGTCGGAGTACTCTGGGCATCGGCAAAAGCCTGAGCAATGGAGCGGAATGGGTACGTGGGATGACCTCCACTTGTCCGAACGCCAAATCGACAGTGAGCTCGATGCACTCCGGGTTTGCGCAGGCGGTTGAGGTTACTTCAAGGCCAGCCGGTCCCTGTTTTGATTTCTCATTGAGACGAATAGTCTGCATCGTACGGTTTTTATGAGAAACGATGGTGAAATGGTTGCAATATGGGCACTGCCAGCTGGTCAA